GAAAAAGATCTTGTATTTAAAATCACAAGAGAAATTCCTGAAGAATATGCTACAAATCCTGACAATGTACAAATTGTAATCAGAAATTTTTAAGTACTCCTGTGTTTTCCAATGCTAGTATTACTACTGGCACCACTGGAGTTACTTTTGGAAATGGTTTATTTAATACCCCTAACACAAATAATTCTATATTAACAAGTGGTACTTCTAATGCGTATTCACTCACAAATGCATTAAATATAAACAATTAAGATTTATTTATTGTTTATCTAAACATTTTTTGTACATTTACACTTTAAAAGTTTAATACTATGGGTTATAATAAACCAAAAGAAACAACTAGGAATTACCTAGAAAACGCACCCTTACCAAATCATGGTAAAAGTTATACAGTTATATCACATAAACAAGTGATAGATAACACAATACAGCTACTAGCAGATAGTGGTTTTGTTATTCAAAAAGAATTATATAGAGCAAATATGAATGCCAATGTAGCACAAGGCATATATCATATCTTACCAATCAACACTGTTGATCCTACTATTATGGAGGAGAAAGAGTTAGGGATGATGTTTGCCTGGACAAATTCTTATGATAAAAGCACACGTTTTCAATGCGCAATAGGTGCATATGTTATGGTTTGCCATAATGGTATGGTTGCCGGTGACATGATGAACTTTAGAAGAAAGCATACTGGTTCTGCTGATCATGATATTAGAATGCAAATTTCTAATCAGATCAAGAATGGTGAGAAGTATTACAAACGTATCCTTACTGATAGAGATGCAATGAGAAATACTAATTTATCATTACAAGAGCAGGCTGAGATTGCCGGAAGGCTTTATATCAATGAAGATATCCTTGATGCTGCACAAATGTCTTGTGTTAAAGCTGAGTTAGAAAAGCCATCATATGATTACCAATGTGATCAGGAAAATGCTTGGACGTTCTATAATCACGTTACACATGCATTAAAGAAAGCACACCCAAGAGATTGGTTGTCTGATAGTCAAAACTTTCATGATTTCATGACAGCAAGAGTACTATCTAAAATGAACATCACAATGAATGATGAATTGGATTTATCTGAATTTGATACAACTCAAGATCCAGATTTAAACATTACTATGCAAGAATGGAATGAAAATGCCATTGAGATAGATGAAGATGTAACACGCTCTAGATTAGTACAAGATGTCTATTTGATGAAAGATTAATTATGTGGATTTTGTTAGCAGCTATATTTGCTTTTATATGCTTTTATTTGTGTTTAACAAATGATCCAAAATAATTATGTAGGTAAACCAACAGGGGGTGGATAAAACCATCCCCTTTACCTTTTAAAAAAAATGAGTATAACAATAGAAGAGAAAGCAAAACAAATTTTTATTAAACTGGGAGAGGCTGACGGAGAAAAACATATATTACAATGTTTATACTTGGTAGATTTAGATTTTAAACTGGCTGAACACTGGAATAGTATTTTAACTGCTTTTTATATATTAACTAAAAAACAAACTAAAGATGAAGATAAATGATTTTAAAGGGGTGTTTGTACCTCCAGTAAAGAAGTATTATTTTGGAAGAATAGTTTATGGTACACCATATTTTACACCGTGGAATTTTAATTCTACTATTTTGACAATAAGAAAAGAAAGACCCAGATTCTTAAGATGTAAGTTCTTTAAATTGTTTGGTTATACAATATCATATGGTTGGCCTATTGCTTTTCACCGTAATGATTTAGGATGGAAAGATAAATATGATTCACCTAGATTTGAATGGGCTCCAGCATTTATGATATTCTTTTTTAATTGGCAGTTTACAATACATTGGCATTCACCAGATCTTAATGATGATAGATATTGGGAAATGATATTATGGTGGAAAAATTATGCTGATAAAAACATACATAAAGCAAGACTATCATGGCCATGGAGAGATAGTGAAACTAAAAAATCAACATGGAACTCTAGTTATGTAATAAAAAAAAGATTATGAAGCCAATACATAAACTTAACGGAGGCCTTGGTGCCACACTTTGTCATAAATGTACGGTTATTATAAGTACAGGGTTGACAGAAGACTTATATTGTGATACATGTAAACCAGAAGGTTTAGAATCAACCATTTCTCTTCCTAATGTAAGAAGAGTGGAAGTAATACAACATTCACCACCACATAATGGTAGAGCATATACAAAGTACAATGCTAAGGATGTTGAACTACAATACCAGGATGATGGTTATACACTTAAAATATTTTTGAAATGAAGTACTTTTTAATATGGGTAGCTTATGAGTTTATAAGACCCAAAGTAATTTGGTTATTTGATTACCTTGTTAGTAAAGGATCAAAATGACACGGTTCATTAAGTTTACTATTATATGGATTAGTCAAAACTTGGCTATACCTTTTTGGACTATTGGTCATATTCACCTAATGACTTCAATCTATGAGGATATTACAGAGATAATTGCTTCTTTAGGAATGAACTTTCTAGTAGCCCTTGGATTTTGGTTAGACTGGAAACAAAATAAGAAAAATGAGTAGAATTATTATAGATGTCAGAGATGACATAGATCCTGCAGCAGCACTAATGTATGTAGGAAATGTTATTCATCAAGGAAGAATTTCTAAAGATGATACCAAATATTGTTGGTTAACAACCTTTCATGATGGTGTAACAGTAGCTGTTAGAGATTATAGAAAGAGTGATTGCTTTGTAGTTTATCAAAGTAAAAAAGACCAATATATTAGTCAAAACATATAAAAAATGGGTATAATAACTATTATATTAGTCATTATACCCAAAATAATTATACAATTTGTATAATACATAATGTGTGATATAATGCACAAAATTGAGTTATTTGTGCATTATAACGGACATTATTATTCTTTTACTGGAATAGGAGTACCTACAGGATAAGGAGCACCAACTTTAGCTGCTGTAATTGATTTCATTCCTGACTTAACAGCAACTGCTTTACGTAATGGTACAGCTGCTTCATTTAAGGGCCCATAGCATCTAGCTAATACAATACCTGTTGAGGTTGTATCAAACACTACTGCCGGCATACAAAACATATTACTTTCACTTGTAGATGGTGAATCAGTGTTTACTATAAATGCTCTATTAGTTGGAGGTAACAATTCCCATTCTTTACTTTCTGGATTGAATTGAGGAATGCTATCATTTGAATCGTAATACCAAAACAAAGACCAAACAGTACTATCTGTTCCATCAGGAGTTTTGAAATTGTTTCTTACATTAAAGTCACCCCAAGTTCCACCGCTACCATACATAGCTAAGTTAGAAATTGAAGGGCCATCTAATACAGGACAAATTGCACAACCTTCATCATAGGTTACGCCTTGAATCACAATCTTTTTACCTGTTGGCACTGCACCAGAAGCACCACAAAAAGCAAACTTACCTTTGTGGATTCTTAGTACACCCGCATCTCTTTCGTCAAGATCATCTTGTTGTTTTGCACAGCCAATCAATATTGTAATTGTTACTGCCAATAATAATAGTTTTTTCATAATTGATTTTTAGTTATAAGGTTAGTTTAAATGCTGTTGTAAGATCTGTCCAAGATCCTGAATCCCATAACCATAATTCATTAAAATCAATGAATGCTGAATAGCCATCATCAACATTAACAAATGTACCGGTTAAGAAATATAAACTTTTTTGTCCTGATAAAACAGGAATTAAAGTATTTTTTAAATCAGTAAAGCTTTTTGCTCTAATATACTCTGTAGCTAGTTTAACACCGGCACTGTATTTAGTAGAATCTAAAACAAAGTTATAAGGAGCTGAACATAAAGTTACTCTATCAGTATAAAGAATTGTAGCAAGAGTGAAATATTGGTCATTATTAGCAAATACACCCGCTCCTCTAACTGGAGCAGAACCAGATGCAGTATTAGCCATTACCCATTGTGCAGCTGTAACAACAGCACCACATGTATTATCAGCTGAAGCAGAACTTTTTCCTTTTCTTAACATTCTACCTACGTTATTATTGCTAGCAACAAGATCAGATTGTTGAGTAATACCAATGTGTGGCATATTCATTAATAATAATGGACCATCAATTGGTGTATCTGTTGTAGCATGACTTTGCCAAGCTTGTAATCCTAATGCTCCTGTATGTGGATAACCAGCTAAACCACCACCCATAAAAGGTCCAAGAAACTCATTTAAACTTGCCGGTGATTGTCCTATATTTACTATGTTAGCAAACTCAGGTGCATTAACATCATCTGAACACGCAGTATAGTTTAAAACAGTTTTATTAGCTTTAACACCTTTAGTTAAAAGAAAGTTTTCTAATTTTACACTAAATGTATTAGCTAATATAGCACTTGGATAAGCAGCTGTTACAATATTAGAATAAGCCGGTGTGGTTTTATTATAATATTCTATAGCAGTAACTTCTTTAAAGTTTTTATTTGAAGGCTTAATTTTTTGTACAACTAAGCTTCCAGGTACAATTAGACCTGAATTGTCAAAAAGAGCATATGATTTTAACGTTGTCATTTTAATTTAAATTTTTAAGTTAACAATTTTTAGATTTTTTCATTTGACCACCTTTTTTCATCTGACTCATTGAACCAGATGGTACAAAACTTGGGTTAGGTGCAACCGGTTTTTTAATTTTGAAAGGGTTTAATTCATCACTTGATTCACTATTTGTACGTGATTGCATACTTCCGCCTATTTGATATTTTTTCATATTATTTATTTTTTAGTTATGGATATATTTCAAATTTTAATGTAGCTCTATCAAAAAAATTATCATCACTTACTCCTGTTGTATCAAAACTATTAACTAGTATTACTGTATCAGATTGTCTTTCAATAGCTGCACAATAAGGTTTTCCTGGATTTACATCGGGTATAATATAAAATGCTGTTTTAGGGCCTAAAAATACAGGTTGATCAGCTGTTAACTCATATAAACCTGCACCAACACGGCTCCATGTAAATGTTACAGCACCAGCTGAAAAATCAGATAATACAATCATAGTTGGAATATCTGATGGCCCTATTCCTGATTGACTAATTAATGCTGCAAATACTTTAGGTGAAGCTTGATATGGTATTTCAACAATTTCACCACTTGCTTTAGCTCCTAATGTATAGTTAACTACATTTCCTGGATCATAAAATGCACCTGAACCATATACATTTAATGTTAATAGACCCTCATTAGATACTTCAAGTTTATTTGAACTAACACCAAAACCTACAGTTTCTACAACAAATCTTGATGAATTACCTACTGAAAATGAAGTCCAATCAAAAGATATACCACCAGCATAAGCAGGTACAGATGTACTGTCTTCTATACTAAAGCTTATAGCAGCACCTAAACCAACAACAGCTGGACCAGCATTACATACATTATATAAATCTAATATTGTATCAATACCTGTATTGTTAGGTCCTGAACGTGTAAATACAGAAACAGCTTGCCCATTTGATTGTTGAAACGTTGTAGTTGGTGTAGAACCCGTATTATTAGCATATATTGCACCAAGAGCACTTGTATTTGCTTGGAAATATCCAGCAAAACCACCAGTTGATATTCCTTTGATTGCAACAGAACTTGATCCTGTACCTAATTGATTAACAGTTAATATTGGAGCTGAACTTGTACCTTCTAATTTAAGATCAAAAGTTGAAGTTTGAATTGTAGTTGATTGCAATAAAGTACCACCTAACTGAACGTTACTTGCAGTACTCATTGTAAGACCATTATTTGCTGTTATTGTACCACCGCCACCGCCAATTGTACTAGCATCTCTCCATCTAACAACTTCATTTGTATCTAAAACAAGAACTTTATTTTGAGTATTATCTTGAACAGTACCACCTAATTTTACTGTACTATAACCACTACCAATAGCAATTTGATTTGGTATATCTGTAGTAGCTAATGAACCAATAGCAATTGCACCAATCCCTTTAGAAACTGCATTATAACCAAGTGAAATTGAACCTTGACTATCCCCTCTACTTGGAATAGCTTCTTCTATTGCAACAGCTTCATTTGAATCAACTGAAATAGGTGTAGCTATAGTAATTGTATTTACTCCTATAGTTCCTGTTCCAACAAGAGTTAAAATTTCATATCTAGTTGATGGATCTGTATCAACATTGGGTACTATAAAGTTTCCAACAGCAATTGTTCCACTAAGAATATTAATAGTTAAAGTTGCAGAAGTAATAGTAGCAGTAAATAATCCAAAACCATAATTTCCAGCTCCAGTATTATAACCAGCAGCTAATGAACCATGTCCTCCAGCAAATCCTTTATGACCACAAGCAAATGAATCACCTCCTAAAGCTAAAGTTCTAAAACCAAATGCCGCAGAACTTTCTCCTCCTGCATAATTACCATATCCTATTGCAACATCATAAATTGTTCTAACTTGAGAACCTTCACTAGCTAAACCACCTTTAAAGAATATTTTAGTAGCTGGTGTTGAACTATTTCCATCTTGATAAATAAGAGAACAACCTAATGTATTTGAATTTGGAGTCCATAATGGAATACTATTTATAGCACATACTTCACCAACTATTGCAGCTGGATTATTTTGCCAAGCAAATGTAGTTCCATTAGATATAAGAATTTGATTTGCGGTACCAATAGCTAATTCTTGTTTTACATTAGAAGCATTACCTTGCCATAAACTACCATATGTTAATGCTTCAACAACATCATCATTTTGCCACGCAACTTGCCCACCACCTTGACCGACTAATACTTGATTAAGTAATGGTGCATTACCATTATTATCTAATAATGTTCCATTTAAAGCAATTTGATCTGCAAGAGAATTACCTAAATTTACATCTCCATTTAAATTACTAGTTCCATTTATATTTAAATTACCACAAACAAATAAACTTTTAGCAATTCCAACACCACCTACAATTCTTAATGCTCCGGTTGTACATGAAATACTATCTTGTGAACCATGTATTACTACAGTACTTGTAGCACTTATACCACCTATATATATAACTTGAGAATTATACCCAAAACCAATACTTGTAGATTGTTGTAAAAGATTAAAATTACTAGCAGTTGAAGTTAAGTCACCACCATTAATTGCAACATCTCCTGAAATAGTAGCATTACCGCATACAAATAAATCTTTTGCTACACCAACACCACCGTCAACTACTAATGCGCCTGTAGTACAGCTTGTACTTTGTGTAGTTCCATTAATATTAACAACAGTAGCTGCACCACCCACTTCTATATTAGTAGTAGTGCTTCCAAAGTTAATAATAGATACCGGAGCAGTATTTAAAAGATTAAATGTTGAAGTAGTTGCAGTTAAATCTCCTCCTGAGATTTGAACATCTCCAAGTACTTGTAATGAACCAGCAATATTAATAATAGTGTTAAGTGCATTTTGTGTAATGATAGAATCTTTTAATGTATCCCAACTACAACTACCTGATGGATCAGTGTATACAGGAATAAAACCAAGTTTACCTTCTCCAGGTAAAGTTCTTGTCAAATCTTCTGTAGCTTGACAAACTAAATCACCCCATTTAATTACAAATGGGTCCATTTTAGGAGTATATCCTGATTTATTATTTAAACTACTACTTTGATATAGTTTACCAAATTCAAACCAATCTTTAGTTTTATCTAAAGTTATCTTTTTTTGGTTCCTATTTAGTAATCCTAATACTTCTTGTATAAAAATGCTCATAATATTTAAATATAAAGTGCAGCTAAACTTACTGAAGCAGTTGCTGTACAAGTTATTGTAATGTACCCTTGTGTATCATTAAAGGCACCCGTTTCAAATGGACCTAAAAATCCTGATTGTCCTGCAGGTAATACTAAACTTGCAGTTTGCTTAACTAGTTTTCCTAATACAGGATCTATATACACAGTTACTACAGGAATCACATTTGCAGTTACAGTAACACCACTAGTATTTCTTACATGAAAATATTGTATACCTGTATTAACAAGTTTATCTCCACCAGCTGATGCTGCAGAGTAAGTAGGGAGTAACCCTGACTGTAAAATTCTTTGTGCTACTATAGTTGCCATGTTATTTATTTTTTATTAGTTCTATAACCACTTTTAAAAGCAGCTGATTGAACTGGTTCATTTGCTCTTGTACTTGATCTTGGAATATTAATTCCATCCTTAGCTTTTTTAATACGGCTTAATACTTGCGTCTGATTCTTTTTTCTTTGAATAGCTGCAGGTATAGACGTTGGATCATAATATCCATTTGTTGTTTCTCTTTGATATTCTAATCCTTGCATAGGAAAAGAAATACCTGTTTTTGGACTTTTCATTTTATTTTCTTTTAGTAATTACTTTTTTAACTGCTATCTTTTTTGGTGCTGACATTACACCACCACCATTAGCTAAGGTTTGTAATCTTTTAGCCTCAAGACCAGCAGCTCTTTTAACATCTCTCATTAAAGATGTATCATTTTTAATTTCTTCTGCTCTTTGCAGAGTGCTTAATGCAGATTGAATTTGCCATTTGCGTTCTTCTGCTTTACCTTCTTTACTAATCATAACTTTCATTTTTATTGGTTTAACTTTCTATGTTTTTTTTACCCCAAATTTTATCTACAGACGCTAATCCTAAGCATCCAAATGCTAACATTGCAACCGCATTAACTAATACAGGGGATGGATCAGCTAATTTTTCTGTGAATTGATTTACAATAAGAGTAAAAGACAAAACAAGACCTGCTATAATACCAACAAATCTTTTTGATGATGGAGCACCTCTTTCATCTTGTAGTAAACCTTTAATCCAGCTTGTTTTTTTTATATTTTCCATAATTATCCTACTAATGTTGTTTGAATGCCACCACTATTACTTACAGTAACTTCCCATAAACCACCATTAGGTGCAGTTAATACAACTTTTGATGCGTGATTTAACGTAACTTCTGTTGCTGATTGACTTATTGATACACCTGTACCTTTTAATGATTTAAAATTAAGTGTCTCACCAGTTTTACTAGCATACAAACCTGTACCTGTACCAAGATTACTTCCTATATTTGGTTCTCCTGTAGTGGTAATTTCAATATAATTATTATCAATTGATTCATTAATAGTTAAGTTTGTGCTTAATGACTTCAAAGATCTGAAATAATTTGTACAAACATTAGTTATTGGATCAATAATTTGCTCTTTAAATACTTGACCTGTTCCTGCTGCCGGTGTAGTTGGAGAATTTTCATTATCACAAAATGCTGGAGCAATCTTAAGATCTTTAACCTTAATAAGCTTAACAGATTTATATGGTATTGGTGAAGCAACACCAGTCATATCTGGTTGTTCATTTACACCAAGTACAATAACATCATCAGGTGATGCAGTCTTAACAAATACACCCCTTCTAATTAAACTTAATATGTCAGTTAAAATATTCATAATTATTATTTTTTAGATGGACCAGAGTAAATAAACGCTGTTGGTACACCACCACCTCTATATTTTTTCATAGCTGGTTTTGTTTCTGATTGAACATAACCACCCATTTTATATGCTTGTTTCTTAGTTGAACCGTCAGCACTTTTTGCATATCTCATTGCATCACCACCTTTTCTCATTTTTTCAACCATAGATCCTTGCATAGCATCATCTAATTCTCCCCCCGTTCTACACAATAGCTTCACGCTTTGTTTAGATATTTTACCTTGTTGTAAACCTTGAGCTTTCATAATTTTTAATTTTTTTAATAATCTAATGTAAATGTAATGAAAAAAAGATATAGTCTTGATGTACTATAATCATATTCTTCGTCAGGTGCTATATAATCCCAACCTAATGCAAGCCTATGATGAGGCCAGTGAAACTCTATTTTTAATGCCCAGTCTTCCATATTATTTACCTTGTCCTTTATATTTTTTTTTATACAATTTTGATGTTTTAATCTTAGACGTTTTAGTCTTAGCATGTACATTTGGTCTACTCACTTTTGTAGTAGGTTTAAACGTTGATGTTTGTGTTTTTGCTTTAGCTGCCATTAGTTTAAAATAATTTATATTCTACAAGTAATCCATATTGATTATTAATGGTTGGCATTCCTATATATTGAATACCAAAATTCACTTTTCTACATTCTAAAAGTATTCTTCCAGAAAATAAAGGTGTGTTAATTGTAAACCCTGAACTTTGAATCCCAAGATAACCATGGAATTGTGGTTTAGGTTTTATATTTAAAACTGCATTCTGCGCACTGATATAATCCTTTTGGTAAAATATAATGCTATCTTTTATGCTTATTGTATTTTCTAACTTTATAATAGTTCTTTCAAAGTTTACAATTCTTTTTTCTTGTTCCTTTGAAATGTTTTTCAAAAAATCATATCTAACTAAATCAGTAGCAACTGCTCTAGCTTGTCTTTCAGAAAGAATAACAACAGAGTCTTTACTTTGGGTAACGTTCTGTGAAATAGCTTTGAAGCCCACTAACAGGAAGGGAATCAATAATGCGTATTTTTTCATATTCTTTTTGTTTGATTATTTTAATTCTAGTTACTATAATTGTGTCAATGGTTTTTAAACTATCCACACTTTTTAATTCAACATTTGCTTTCTTTTCTAACTCTTTAATTCTAGCTTCTAAGATGTAAGCTTTATTAAGTAGTTCAGCTTTCTTATGCTGGTATATAAATACAGATATTAACCAAACTATAATTAATATACTGCCTAGCCATTGTTCTTTAAAAAACTTATATAGTTTATATAAATCAACCATAATTATTTTTTGATATCTGGTTTGGTTTTTGGCCTGTAATATTTTTTTTTTGGTTTAGTTGGTACACCCTTAACTGCGTCTACAACGTCTTTAAGTTCTTTTTTAATTAGTACACTTCTTACTTTAATTTCATCAACTACCTCAATTGCTTTTTCATCAACTGTTGTTTTAGATAAAACCCAATTATAGCCCTTTTCTAGTGAAAAAGTCCATATTGCATATAATATTTCTTTAAACATAATTTTTAATTTTGGTTAACATTACTTATACATAATATACAAATTCTTATTTATATAAGCAAATAAATGATATTAGCCTATATATTCTTAAGTCTTTGATTTTCTTTCTCTAAATACTCAACTTTAACGTGTAGCGTACTTACTTCTTTTGTAAGTGAAAGGATCTGATCTCTCATTAAATCTTTTTCAACCGCACTATCCGTTAACAATTGCTCAAGTCTTTTGACTCTATCTCTTAAATCATCTCTATACATATTCTGATCAGTTCTATCTTCCCGTTCTAACTCAGTTTTTAACTTTATTCTTCTTTCATAAAATTTCCATGCTCCTGCGGAGAACAGAACAGTCATCATTGTGACTAATACGGTTGTTACATTATCATATGATGTCATTGCTACCTTGTTTTTGTGTTCTATAATATTTTGATGTCATTGCTGCCAGATTTAAAAAAGATATAATTGCTGGTAAAAACCATAACCAATGTGTAGGATTAAGCATTGCACCTCTAAATACAAATGCTAAAATTACAAAAATGGAAAAGATAAATGATCCGTAAGATAAAGTTTTTCTTACTTTGATTGGATGAGAACAAGTTGCTTTAATCATAGCTAGACCCAATAGGATACTTGGGATTATGATAAATAAGTTACAAGAGAACTCAAAGCACCATATAACTGGTAGTATGATAAGCCAAATTATACCAATGAGAATTTCCATTGGTTCAGTATCATAATAACTGAAAATATTAAGTATTCTACTCTTCATTATAAATATATATCTTATATTTGCCAGAGGTATTTCCCTAGCTATACACTTATAATATACAAAAATAATTTTATAAATTAACTTTTTTAAACCAAAAATTCATTATGAACAAAGTTAACCCTTTAATTTTTAGAAACAGATTTAACATAGAGTTTCTACCAACAGAACCCATACTTGGGCTTAAACTTATAAACTGTCAAGTATTATGTGAAGATGATGTTTACCGTCTTGTTTCAGGTATAGAAATAGGTTTTATTTTCTTTACCATTAGTTATGCAAATATGCATAATAATAGCTAAAAACTCCTTATTTTTTAGTAAATTATATATACCATCAAGTTCTTCTATAGAACTTTAAAATTCAAAAATACAATTTTATGAACAAAAACATTTTCTTACCACGGGTAAACATATTGCCGTATGAATACCCTCAATTACTAGCATATAAAGATGCTATCAGACACTCGTATTGGATACATACTGAGTTTAATTTTACTGAAGATATCCAAGATTTTAAGATTACAATTGACTCTAAAGAAAGAGAAGTAATCAAAAGAGCTATGCTAGCAATTGCTCAAATTGAAGTTAATGTTAAAACATTCTGGGCAGATCTTTACAAAAGAATGCCAATCACTGAGATTGGAGATGTAGGTATGACTTTTGCTGAATCAGAAGTAAGACACAAGGATGCATATGCACAACTACTTAGAATCTTGGGTCTTGAAAAAGAGTTCCAACATGTAGTAGAAATCCCGGCCATTAAAGACAGAATAGCATATCTTAGTAAATACTTAGATGGCACCAGAAGTAAAGACAATAAGATGTACACCAAATCAGTACTTTTATTTTCTCTATTCATTGAGCATGTTAGTTTATTTAGTCAATTCTTAATCATGATGTCTTTCAACAAAGAAAAGAACCTATTTAAAGGTATCTCAAATGTGGTTGAGGCAACAAGTAAAGAAGAAGAAATCCATGGAAACTTTGGAGCTGAACTGATTAACATCATCAAAAAAGAAAATCCTGAATGGTTTGATGCTGAGTTTGAGCAACTTATAGATTCTGCATGTCAGAAAGCCTATGAAGCTGAGTGCAAAATACTAGACTGGATCTTTGAAAAAGGGGAGTTATCTTTTCTTTCTAAAGAAACAATACAGCATTTTATCAAAGACAGATTCAATAATTCACTGCAAAACATAGGTATGAAAGCCTTGTTTGAGGTTGATAATGAACTACTTGAAAAAACTCAGTGGTTTAACATTGAGATTCTTTCAACTAAAGAGGGTGATTTCTTCTATAAAAAATCAATTGATTACAACAAAAAAGGAAAAAGTATAACAGAAGATGATTTATTTTAATAACAAAAACATGGAGTATAAAAAATATTATTGGCTCAATGAAGATAGCCGCACCTTTTTATCAAGAGGTTATATAACAGAATCACCAGAACAAAGAATTAAAGACATTGCAACAATTGCTGAAAAGTATTTAAAGATTGAAGGCTTTGCTCAAAAGTTTGAAGACTATATGGCCAGAGGGTTTTATAGTTTGTCTACCCCGGTATGGATTAACTTTGGAAAACAAAAAGGTTTACCCATTAGTTGTTATGGTTCTAATGTAGATGATTCATTAGATAGTATTCTGAATGGTGGTCGTGAGATTGGTTTAATGTCAAAGTATGGTGGAGGGACAAGTGTTTACTTGGGTAATATTAGACCAAGAGGTGCTACCATATCAACAGGGGGCCATGCAGATGGACCAATACACTATGCTAAACTTTATGACACCACAGTAGACGTATGTAAGCAATCTGAAGCAAGAAGAGGAGCATGCGCGGTATGGTTACCATTAGAGCATGCAGATGCTTTAGAGTTCCTAGATATTGGTACTGAGGGAAACCCAATACAAAATCTACAATATGGTGTTACAGTAACTGACAAGTGGCTAGAAGAAATGAAAGCTGGTGATGGGGACAAACGTAAAATATGGGCCAAGGTAATTCAAAGACGTAATGAGTTTGGTTTTCCATACATTATGTTCAAGGACAATTCAAATAACAATACTCCTTATAAAGAATTGGGTCTTGAAATTACTGCTAGCAATTTATGTTCTGAGATTCAGTTACCAACAGATTCATTCAACTCATTTGTTTGTTGCTTAGGATCTATCAACCTGCTGCACTGGGAAGAGATGAAAAACACAGACGCTATTGAAACTTACACATTATTCTTAAATGCTGTAATGGATGAGTTCATTAAAAAGTCTGCAGTAATGCCCGGTATGAAAAGAGCATATAGATTTGCAAGTCAACATAGAGCAATTGGTTTAGGTGTCTTAGGATACCATTCACTGTTCCAATCTAAGTTAATTGACTTTGATTCCTTGGAAGCTAAGATGTTAAACTCTCAGATCTTTATAGCACTTAAAGAGAAAAGTGAGGCAGCCTCTAAATGGTTACATGATTCTAAAGGTGTTGAGTCAATTAGAAAAGGTTATGCCAATTCAACATTGATTGCAATTGCTCCTACTAAATCAAGCTCATTCATCTTGGGACAAGTGAGTATGGGAATTGAACCAATCAAATCTAATTACTTTATTAAAGATCTAGCCAAGTCTAAGACTATCTATAAGAATCCTTTCCTAGAGTGTGAGTTAGATAAGTATGGTATGAATAACCCGGAAGTGTGGAAAAGCATCTTGAAAAAGGACGGCTCAGTTCAACATTTAGATTTCCCTACAAAAACAGTATTCAAGTCATTCATTGAGATCACACCCAAAGAGTTAATCTTGCAGGCAGCTCAAAGACAAAAGTTTATTGATCAGTCTCAGTCACTTAACTTAATGATTCACCCATCTGTTCCAGCTAAAGATATCAATCAACTGTATTTATACGCGCATGAAGAAGGAGTTAAAACATTGTACTATCAATTTAGCCAAAGTTCAGCTCAAGAATTTGCTAGAAATATTTTGGATTGTGCAAGTTGTGAAGGATAAAATCAACCTATAGGTTTAGTTTATAGAAGATATTTATACTCACAGTATAAAAAACAAACCTAATAATGTATGTTAAAGCCATCACTAAGTCCTTTTTTAGGGTTTAATGATGGCTTTTTCATTCATTATATGTTTCTACATATAGTATTGGTCATATTGGGTATTGCAATATGCAATTGCATATAATTACTTGATATAGAAGTCTTGTGCTTTAATCATATTATCCCACTTCTGTATTGAGTATAAAATAGGAACAACATCCGCCCAGTTTTTGTATACTTTTAATTGACCTTTATTAGGTTTGTTTTGATATACATAATCTTTATCAGCATAAAATTCATCCTTACCTTCATATATATAAGCTAATGGTGTCATATAACTTAATGATACTGCTTCACCCAATTCACCTAATGTTCTTGTAGTTGCAATTGGTGATTTCATTAATGCATATTGTTGTTTTAAACCTTCAGGTAATGGTGTAAATAATACCATCTCTTTATATGTTCTATCTCCTTGTAGTCTTACAAGATTTTTTAATCTTTTTGTTAATTCTTCATCATCATCATCACCTGCAAGTAGTCCTGCTAATAATGAATTTAGTACTACAACACTCATCATAATAGCAAGTTCACCCGTGGTTCTATAAAAACCTCTAAGTTTGTCTTCAGCTCTTTGATCTATATTACCACCATCACCTGTAAAGCCGTATGCTTCTTTAAAACTTTCATTATACTTGGCAGGATTTATATTAAAATTACCACGTACCATTTCATTTTTAGCATGATTTAAAAACTTAAAGAAAGATCTGTATCTACCTTCAATCCATCCTAAATTTTGATCAAAGTATTCTCTTCTAAATCTAGCTCTAATTGCAGGTGCAACCCACTTGTGAAATTGTGTTGCTAAGTTACCAAGAGTATGACCCTGAATAACCATTCTATCTTCTTTAGCATAGTTACCATGGATTTGTTTATTGACCTCTCTAATCTCATTTCTTAAATCATATCTGAATTGATCAGTGTATGGTTGCTCAGTTCCATTTTTAGAAACTATAGTATCATAACCAGGCATTAATTCATTCTTATGAGTTTCTGAGTTATATTGAAATGCATCGTAAAGAGATAGTGTTTCACCGGTCTTACTGTTTTTAATTGTAACATCCATAAGTATGGCCATACCAACTTTAGTTTGTACATTATATTCCGCAGCATCCTGTATTACATAACCCCATTCTTTAAATCTTGACCAAATAGATTTGCTATCAAACTCAGAAGTATTTTCACGGATATCTGTAGCCTTGTCCATCATTCTAAACATGTCTACAAATGCTTCATATTTACTGTTAGGTTTATCTGCATCATAATCAGATTTTTTTAATCCTGTTTTTCCTAATGTAGCAATATCAGCAATATCAGTTAAAGCCGTACTTGTTCTTGTTAGCAATCCAGAAACACCGTGTACATTATATTCTTTAGAAGCTCTAGCATAGTTTTGTTTGCTAAAGTATCTACTTCCTAACATTTCAATACCATTGTTGATCCTACCCATAACATAGTTATTAAGGTTACCAAATGGGTTAAATGCTACATAAGATAATGAAGATATACCAATAAGTTCATCAGCAATCTTATCAATCATACCTTTTGTTGCAAGTTCATTGTCATAGTAAATCATTGACATGTATTTCTTAGCTCTTCTCAAAGCATTAGAATCAGAACCTTTAATTGTTCCTACTTTTTTAAATTTACTATCAATCCTAGTTCCTGTAATAATTGCAGGATCTGCTGGAGTATAAGTTCTATTTTCAATAACTTTTACCATTGCAGTAAGAGTATCTTCAATTTCACCCATTACCTCATAATGTTCAGCCATTGCACTAAACTTGATTAAAGCAGTAGTCATATCTTTATTAAGTTCACCCAATGAAGGTTGACTTCTAAGTTGTGCTGCTTTACCATTAAGTAATGCTAACTCTGTTTTATATTGTTCTGGGCCAATTGTTCCTTTTTTCTTTTTATCTTGTAATGCTGTTATTTCTGTCTCAACATTTTTAAGATCTTCATCAACTCTTACTTTACCTGTATAAAATATAGGAAGTGAATTAACAAAGTTACCTTGCTCATCAAGTAAAACATTCTTTTGTGTTGCTGTTTCTTGAGTAAAGTTTTTAATACCTCTAACCATATTAGCGTACATTTTAGTAACAACATTTGGTTGATTCTTTAATGTATCTAAAACATTATTTTTAACAATAGGAACACGTCCTGCCATCTGATCTTTAATACCTTGTGGTAATTTATTCAATAATTCAGTTTCATAATACTTTATAAACATGTTGTAGAAATTTCTTTGAGCCACACTTAATGCATCTGTTTTATTAGGATCCATTAATGCTCTATACTTTTCACTACGCATGTCTTTACCAGATTCTGATATTTCTCTTGCCACTCTAAACTGAACCTTTGGAGAACGTAATACTTGTTCTTTTGCTATTGCTCCTGTTGGTTCACCATTAGCTCTTAATGCTTTAGTATATGTACCAAAGTTATAATACTTAGCTTCATATACAGCATAGTCTCTATCTGATATTCTTGGTTTTCTATACCAAGTTCCATATTCTTTATTTTTAGATGGTACCCAAAATTCATATCTGCTTCTGGCATCTTTAAATTCATTAGAGTATTTATGAAATTCACCATCAATTAATTCACCATCAGCATTTGAACTTTCAGCTTGAAAGAATTTGCTAAATGCAGATTTCTTTTTAGCTAATTCAATATTATATTTAATGTCTTCTGGTTTTGCTTTATCTAGATTACTTACATCTCTGTATTCATATGGATTACCATTGTCATCATATAGTTCACTTCTTAATGACTGTTGCATATTATAATATTCTTGACCAATTTTTTGAGTATAAAACCCTGTAAATTGACCGTCCTTATCATACTCCAACATAAAATCATAAAGACTTTGCATATCTTTATTTCCTGAAAGTTTTAGTAATTGATTACCAGCATTTCTAATTGCAAATTCTCTTTCTTCTATTCTATCTAAAAGTTTTTGTTTTTGACTCTTATATATTTTATCCATTACTGCAAGTATGGTATCTTTTTGAGTAGCCATATCTTGAACATTTAATGCATCCATTGCAATATCTGGAGCCATAACTAAAAGATCATCTAACATATCTTCTGTAAAACCACTACCCTTACCACCCCAATCATTTGTTGATCTAGTTCTAATAGTTTCTTTTACATAATTTATAATAGCATCATTGATCAAACCTTCATTACCATTAGTACCTAAAAGTTTATTTTGTTCAAGTTGCATTTGAAGAACCAATGTTCTTTGTGTAGCATTAAGTTCTTTAGAATCTTTAATTGAATACAAAGCTTCAAATGTACTTAAGAATCTATTAAAGTTTAATGCATATGTAATATACTCAGGTTTGTTTACATTAGCTGGATCTTCAACATAAGCAGTAAATTTCTGCATTTGATTTAAAGAAGCTCTTAATAGATTAGTATAAGTTTGAGATCTTGCTATTGGACCAGTATTAATGTTACTAGCAATGTATGCTAGTGTACTCGCAATATCATCACGTGTTTGTTCTTTGGTTTTGTCTCTATAAACATTAGTCTTAAGTCTATCTAACGCCTTATCTTGCTCCATTAAAGCAACACTATAGTTTTGTAATGCATCAAAAATAGTATTGTACTCAGGATATTCTTGAGCTTCAATTGTATCAGCAATTTTTTCTGATGCATCAACATCTTTATCACCACGGTAGATAGCATCTTCAGCTGCATCAATTGCTTTATCAAGACTTTCTTTTTCTGTATTATTCATTACAGAAGGGACAAGCATATTAACATACAATAAGTTTTCAGATATAGGGTGTTCTACTCTACCATCTAATCTAAAGTTATTATTAAATACTTGATCTTTTCCTACACCAGTTATATCTGCTTGTATATGAAATGTAATTGCACCACCGTCACCTTCATACACAGTGTAACCCATATTCTCAAACATACGTCTGTAAAGGTTTACTTGAAGATTGTGTTGAGCTATAGTTGATAGTTTGTCAACTCCATATAATTTTTTAAGATCACTACCAAGATATATTTTTGGTGAGCCATCAGCATTTAAAATAGGATTTCCTTTTGCATCTAAAGCAGGCATGTCTTCTTTTAATTCATATTCTTTTAACTCATATTTTGTACCTTGAGTTCTACCTGGTATTTTATTTTTAACAGCATCAACAAAAGTTCTATCATAAATAGAATTTTTACTTGTCTTTAAATCAACAATTCTAATCTTACCATTCTTATCAATAACAACTAAGTCAGCTGTACCAGCAAGCTTTGTTGCTTCATCAAATACAACTACTTGTGAAATACCAACGGCACCTTGAGGAATTAACTGAGTAATCTGTTCTTCTAACATATCAAACATTCTTCCGGCTAATTCTTTATCTAAAACTTTCATTTTAGGGAATGCTTCATCAAATGATTGCTCTGATATAATTGCATCTAATAAAGCATCTACATCATTACCAATTGCTAAATTAAGTTGTACATCTTCTTCATTTGCTAATTGTCCTTTAATTGCTGTAGTAACTGACTTATAGATTTCACGGTTGGTAATATCCACATATGTGTGATCTTCTTTATTAAGGACCACAATTGTATTAGCAGAAGCAGTGTCACTTAAGTTTGCAGACAATGAATCTATCTCTTCTTTTGAACTAACAGCAACATGAAATAGTTTTTTAATTATCTCTTGTTGTATACTATTAGATTTATCCAAAGCTTTGTCTACTATTTTTTGTTTCTCAGGAGACAATGAATATCTTACTTTACCATTTGCTTTACTCTCAAGTTTAAAACGTATACCCTCTGTATTTAAAAGTTTAGCAATATCACTAAAGTTAGTTTTGTTATTAATGTCTTTTACAGATAATGGTTTACCTGTCATATATTCATTTAAATTATTAATAACATTTAAAAACCAGTCCAGTGCTTCTTTAATCTTATCTAAGAATCTTTTGGTTGGAGTTGTTTCATATTCTTTATTGAAGTGTCTAGACAATGCTTGAGTTACAATTTCAAGATCTCTTTCTAATGAACTAAAACTTCTATCCTTATTATATGCTTCTGTAATAGATTGAACCATTTCAGGAAAGTTTAACTTAGCTTCTGCTAATAAAGTGCTAAACAATTCTGGGTTATCTATTTTAATTGCATCAATAAATGGATGTAACATTTCTTCAATAGCAGTCTCATCTGTTACTCTTCCTTTAACTAAGTATGCAACACCACCAACATAAAATGAATTTACTTCTTTAAATTTAACATTACCTTTTTGCCATTCAGGAATTGAATCAAAAAGAATTTCTGCTTCACCAACACTAAGCATTTTAACTTGTATTTGTGGAAACATTCTCATCAAATGCATAACAACAGCTCTAGCTCTTGGTGTATCCCAAGATCTTGAAGATTCCAACATATCTTTTGGAGTAAACATATTTTCATTTACTTCTATCTTATATGTTTTATCAGTTGCTGTAATTGAAACAGCATCTAAAGGAATATTGTTTGCCTTTAAATATTCAATAATTTTATTGCGGTTACTTTCAACAACTGTTCTATCATAAACTCTATCAGTATAGAAAAGATCCGGATTAGTTACATTGATTAAATTCAATCCATATTTATTATGAATTAATTTTTTATCTCTTAAATTGTTTAATAAACTCTCAGCAAAACTTTTTTGTTTTAATGCAAAAGCAACTTTATTATATTTAGCAAATTGTTGTGCCTCAACTACAGTAGGAAATACTTCTGTGTTGTTTGCATCTTGCCAACTATTAATGATATTGTTTGTTGCAATTTCACTTTTATAAACTTCTTGTAAAGCTTTATATTCCGGTGTGTTTTTGTTAGGACATCTTGCCATAGCTTATTATAAATTACATTGTTTTATTTGTTCAATAAATTCTTCTTGACTTGTGTATATACCTTTATTGTACATATCTATAAGATCTTCCAAAGATAACACATTATTATTTAGTCTCAGATTTTCTTTAGCATCTGAGTTCTTTTGAATATTAGCATCCCAGAAATTCTCAATTGCAGAATAATTATTTTCTACTTCAGCTGCAAACTCTTCATATAACTCTCTTTCAAGATCACTCATTGAATCAACTAAAGTTGTTGCCACACCAGTTTCAATAATATCTGATTTAGTTTCTTCTACCTTTTCTTTTGATTCAGCAGTAAGCATTGCTTCTAATGCACTAATGTTAGCAATGTTATTACCATTAACATTAACACCAAATTCAGTTGCATCAATAACTGCATCTTCATCTTGTAATGCTGCAGTTTGAACACCTTGTGCAAAAGACATCTCATCAAATTGAATGCTATCAGTAAATGAATCTTGTTCAGCTCCTAAGTTTTTAATCTTAATTGATTGTCTTACAGCTTTATACGTAGGTCTTTCTCCAAACATAAATCCAATTGCGGTTTGTTGATTAGATCCTTTTGTTTCTATTTCTTCATATACTTTTGTTGTTGACTCATCTTGAGTTGTAGACATATATGTTTTGTAAGTAACAAATCCTGTAGCAATATCTTCAAGTTTTAATCTTACAAAATCTTTAGGAGATGTGCCATACATATCTTCCCACTTAATTGTAATCTTATTTTCTTTAATGCTTATACCTTTAGGCAATGCTCCTATTTCACTTCTATTAATAGTGTATAACAAAGGCCCATTAATATTTGATTGTAAATAATTATTAACAAAGTCAGATTCTAATTGAGCTCTATTTAAACCAAATACCTTTTTGATATTTGCGTCATCATTAGTTCTTAATGCTTTATTAGCAGTTTCAATTTGACTTAAATAAGAATCCATGGTAAATGGGCTAATAGCTTCTAGTAAAGATGCATAGCCAACTTGTAAACCATCTTTAACCATTATGTAATTGATTATAGATAAAGCATCATCTTTTGTTTCTAATGATCCATATAGTTTAGCAAATGAATTTTGTAAGTCAACTTTTTGCCCAGCATTTAAACTTCTAAATGTATTTGCATTAAGCAAGTTCAAACCAGATTGATTTTTAGCATCTGTTGCTTTAATGCTTATTGCAAAGTTATCCAAGAAAAAATTGTTTTGACCTGCTTCTGTTGTACGCATTCTATCAACTACATCATTAATTGATTCATATCCGCCACCAGGGTAAACTAAATTATTATTTAATGTTGCTACAGATTGAGGATCATTATTTAATTTATTTTGCTCATATGCTTTTATAGTTAAATATGATAACAAGTCTCTTGAGATTTTTGCTTTAGTTTCCTCAGTAAATTCAATTGAATCAGAGTTAACATTGTCCAAAACTTTAGTAAGTATTGATTGGAAATTCTCACTAGCTGATAAAAATGTAGCAGGCAATAAATCATTTCTAATTTGATTAAATATTTCAAGGTATTTTGACTGCCAAGTTTTGCTTTTGTATATTGGATTTAAATCCATCATAGCATCTTTGTCAAACAACTTATCTATTTGTTCAGCTTTCTCATTTACAGATGCAATATCTTTACCTAAACCATTTGTTAAACCGGCTACAGCAGACATATTACTTGTAAAGTCTTTAACTTGTACAGCGTTTGAAAATAAATTTAATATTGCAATCTTTTCATTATTAGTTACTTCTTCAGGATTATTAAATGCATCTATTAAAAGATTGTCATTAACTTTAATAGCTTCTATAGATTTAGCATCCCCCAATTTAACTGCCTTTCTTTTTTCAGTTAAATCTGCCAATATACTATTCAGAATACTATTAACTCCAGGATCTAATTTATCTTTTTTGTTTAATGCTTGAGAATAAATATCTTGTATCATTGGATTGTTAATCAACAATAAAGATGTTTTAATAGGAACACCTAAAGCAGTTAAGTTGGCAACAACTCCAAGAGCATGTTTATTTAAACCAAGTTTAGCTACAAGACGTTCTTTAGCATTATCAGTAGCCATTGTAATCAATGCTGAGATAATATCTTGTTTACGTAATCCTTCTAAACCATTTGCTAGTTGTTCTCTAGTTACCCCAAAGTCATCATAAGTAATTCCATTAACACTAATCTTGGGCCCTTTATCATTTATTGTAATACCATACTCAGTCAATAAACTTAAGTATACGTTAGGTAATACAATTGCACCAATAGCAGCACCTTTGTTATTTGTAAATGCTTTGATCTTACCAATGATATTATTAATATCAATGTTATCTTCTCTTGAACGTTCAAGTAACCCTGGTAATACTTCTTCTAATTCCTTTAATGAATCAGTTAATATCTGTAAACTAGCAGATGTATATGAAATAGGTGTCTCATTTTCATTAGTTGTTTCTGTTACACCAGTATTACCCATTAATGCATACTTGTAATCTAAAATAGCATTGTTCATTGGAGCTTCATATGGCTCACGGAAATTCTTTTTGTATTCTAAGTACTGATCTTTTGTAATAGGTAGTCCTAAAATTTGTAAAGCTTTTATACCATTTTCTGATAGTCCTGCATCTGAAGCTATTTCTTGTTCAATATCTGTTACAGAATTTGCAATACTTGATGCTTGAAGATTATTTCTATATAGATCTAATGCTTCAGCATATGTTGTTCCTGGTTGATTTACTTTTTCAGATACATATCTTAAGTAATCTGTGTATTTACCATTGTCTGTAGTTTGTTTACCATACTCATAAAACTGTCCTTTGTCTTCATAGAACTCTTTAATCTGCATATAAACTTTATCAATATCAAAATCCGCTCCTGATATCTCAATAAGTTCTTGAGCAAACATTGCAGAAGAACCATAAAATCCAGGTAAGAAGTCAACATGTTTAACATTTATTGTTGAGTGATTATCCTGAGATGGAATACGTACAGCAAACATTTTTGATAATACATCCGGGAATGCTGAATTAGTATTCTCAACTAAGTCCATTACAGATTTAAAGTGAGCCGGCATAAGCATCTCAGTATATCTTTCACCTGTAAACTTACCATCTTTATCATATTCTTTAACACCAGATCTTAAACGGTCAAGTATAACAACACCGTTTTTGTTATCTTTAAGTGTAATAGATAATGTATCATATTCACCTAGCTGAGGTTTATTAGCTAAACTATTCCAAACGTTCTCTCTAATTATTTCAGATCTATCTGGTACACCATTCTCATCTACACTAAATACTCTTCTATAAACTTTGGTACCAAAGTCAGATACTAAAGCTACAGCATGACCGGGTGCCTTTTCTGCAAGTGCTCCTTTACTTAAATAACTTAAGAACAATTGCTCAAATTTATTTAAAGTAATAGGATTATTTAAATCATATTTTTGCTCACCATCTTGAGTTGAGAAGAACTCTAGTAAGTTACTACTTGCTTGAGATGCTTTAAGACCCTCAGTAGCATATCTTAAGAATGCTGTTAAGTTAGGAGTTATTTTATTGTTTTGTTTTGAGATTGCAAGTTCTTGCATTCCTTTTTCAAAACTAAAAATTAAATTCCTTTTGTTTTTAAACTTCAACTCAACTTTAGCTGAGGTAGCAAGATTGTATGCAGTTCTAATTTGACCAACTGTCATTCCTAAAGCTTCTACATATACGCTATCTTTTTGTTCAGAAGTAACAATGTTCTTTACTTGTGTTGGATCAATAACTTCTGTCTTATTTGATGGTGTTAATACTTGAAGACCCATGTATTTTGCACTCAATGTAGTGTGTCCATTTGTAAATGAATTAGTATTACCCAAATCACTTAGTGGATTTACACGTTGCTTTAACATTTTAAGTGCACTTAATGGTGCAGCTATACTGATTGTATCTTTAGTTTTCTCAATAGCTTCAAGCTTAACTCTTAAATTGTGTAAGTCAACTTTAGTTTCTTTAGGTACAAAAGTTACATTTCCATTTTCATCTACTACTTTATTAGATGTAAGTTGTGGTGTCAATACAAAAGCAGACATCTTGATGAATGTTTTACCATCACCATATACTAACTTTTTAGAGTTAAGCATACTTCCCATATCAACATAACCATCTTGACCAAACAACTCTTCAGAAGATATATCTTCACCAGCTTCAATTTTATCAATAAGTTTTGCCTGAGCAGGAGTAAGTTTACCAAACCCAAACCACATATATCTAAATGCTTTTGTGGTCATCCACATTTGAGCATCTGATCTATCAATATTTTTTCCTGTTAAAGTAGAAACACCCACTGGTTCTTCTAAAGAAACTAAACTAATATCATCAACTGTATGCATTACACCTAAATCTTTTGCAGATATAGAAGTATAAGCACTATAGTATGCTGCATTCTGCATCTTGGCTCTTTTAACAGCATCAACTCCATCTTTTAATGTAACAGCTTGGTCACCTAAAAGAACATCATTTATAGACGTTGTATTGATCCAGTCATTAAAGAATATTTGTTTTAAGTTATATTCTTTATCATAAGTAAGATTAAGTAATTCAGCTGACTCAATTAAATTTTGATTAGCTTTTGTTGTTGCTGCTAAACCTTCTGTTATACTTTTACCTAATTGATCTTCAATTTGTAATTCAGCTAAACCTTCAGAGAATTTGGTGTATTGACTTTCCAATTGTGTATTAACAACAGACCTAAAAGTCTTATCAGTTACATTTAATTCTTTTAAAGCTTCTTTCAATGAAGGTGCATCTTCACGTTTTGCAATTTCTTCCAAAGAAACTTTTAATTCTGGAGTAAGTAATAGACCTGAATTTATTAATTGAAATGCTCTACCATCTTCAGTATTGTAACCAAGTTGAGTTTCTTCAGTTTTAGTTTCTGGATTTGACTCTCGTCTAATTCTATCATATTCACTTTCAATTCTATTTACAAATGCATTTATTATTTCATCTGTTAATACAACTTTACCAGCACCTGCTTTTTCAAACCTAACAGCTTTAACTACAGGTAGATACATTAAATCCCCAGTATTAGATGCTTCTAAAACTCTAATAAGAATTGGAGCTAATGCAGCTTTTACATTTTTATTTAATACATCATCAAAGTATTCAACTGTATCTACTTTATTACTTTTAGTATTTAATAATGCAGTGTATGTATTAAGTATACTTAATGCAAATTCTTGTGGTGTATAATTACCATAAGATGATTTATTAGATACACCTGAGATTTTATCATTAAGCTCTTCTTCAGTACTGTTAATTTTACCAACACTACTTCCAGCAATTCTTAAAACTCTTTGTCTATTTTCTGCAGACATTTGTATAAAGGCATCACTATTCAATAAGAAGTTATTAGTCAAGTAAGGATCAGATCCTTTAAGACGTTCTAATTCTGCAACATCATTTAACTCTTGTATTCTTTTTAAATGGAATGTAGGCAATTGATGTGCATATACTAAGTTGCCTTCAGGATTTTTAAATACAGATGCTCCAATTGTTTCATCAAATGGTGCATTTTGAATTGCTAATGTTCTAAGTCTAGAACTAGCTCCTGTTTCTCCTTCACTAAAGATGTCATTACCCTGTTGAATTAATTTATTCATTTCAAGAATATCACTATAGCTTATTGGTGTTTGCTCAGAATTAGCATTTACTAATGCTGCCTGTGCAACTGTAGGATTGTTTCTTGATGATGCAATACTAAATGCAATAAACTGCTTGCTTAGTTTAATACCTGTAAGTCTAAAGATATCTTGTGAATACTTAGAAGATAACTCAGATAATTTTGGACCAGTAAGTTTTGTATCACTAGGTTTTAAATAACTTGCAAAATCTTCTAATGTTCTAACAGTTTCATTTTTAACTTTTACATCAGATTTAATTTTCTTTTCAGCTTGACCCCAAGCTTGAGACCATGATTCTAATTGTGAATTAATATCATCTCTTTGTGCTGCAGAATAAATTAATACTGCACCGGCATTATCTCTTTGTACAAATAAGTAATCTACTCTAAATGTTGTAAATCCTTTTACAACAGATGTAAATAAAGCAGCATTTTTAATCTCAGTAGGTAATGGACCTGCCTCTAACAATGTTTCTACAGATATACCAAAGTCTTGTAATAATCTTGTTACAACGGCACCAGTCTGAGGATTATCTAACCCAAAGAAGTACATGTTTTGTAACATCTTCTTAGAATCATCAATATTTTTAACAGCTTTTAATAATCCATTATAAGCAGATGTAAAGTTGATAGGAACAATTAGTTTTACTCCTGGCTTTAATTCTTTGTTACCAAAGTAATCTGTTTCTTCTATAGTTGTTGTAGCTAAGTAACTTCTCAATCCTTCAGATAAAGAACCAAAACCACCAATCATAGAAGCATCCATACTGTACTGTTCTACATTTCTTAAACCAACCTCTTCTTCAAAATACTCATTATTATATTCTTCTTCTTGAGTTTGTTTAGTTATAATGTTTAATACTTTGTATACTTCAGATTTTAACTCATCAGAAAAATTATAAAACACTTCACTAATCTGAGGTAAAAATTTCTTTTGTTCATCAGAAAGTTTTTGATTTGCTTCAGTTTCTTCATCATATAAAGCAGCAAAATCATTCATAACATTCTCAAGTATGTCCCCGCGTTTAACATTTGGGTCTCTTACTTTTTGAACTTCTTGTATGTACATAGCAGCTATACTTGAAACCAAAGGTTCAGCAATAGCACTATCTAAGAAGTAGTATCCAACTTTATTGTTGGCATTCTGTTCTGTATCATATGGTAATAATGCATTAGCTTCTAATGCTATACCAGTCATCATGCTGGTAACAAATTGATTTTGACTTACTCCCGCATTTTTAAACTTACCCGCATCAATGTTTTCATATAAAGTAAGTAATTGATTCTTAGTAAAGGAGCTGAATACAGATTTAATCCACTCCATAATTCTAGTGAATAAAGACTTAACAGAAGAATCTGTTTGAGTTGATTTTGCATTTGCTTTAAATTTTTCAAATTCATCAGCTAAGTATTCTTCATAGTATTCTTGTTCTAATCTTTCACGGCTCATATCAGAATAAGTATTAGCTGAATTTCTGAATCTTTCTAATTCAGCCTCAAAGTTTTTACCTTCTGCTCTTAGTTTTGCTCTTACTTCTTTTCTAGCAATTGCTAAATATTTTTTAATTTCTGCATCAGTTAATAACATTCTGAATACACCGTGAAATGCTTCATGATATTTAAATGGAGATTTAGCTCCAGTAAATAAAGTTCCATTAACAGTTAATCCTCCACCAATATCATTAAGACCTAAAACAAATGCACCAACACGTACACCTCCAGCTTTAAGGTTATCACCTAATGTTTTAATATCTTCTATTGTTATAAAACTTGGAAGATTTTGTGAAGCCCATTCTGTAAATACATTAATGTCTTCAGCATCTGCAACAGCATCTTCAATAGAAACTATTTTATTAGCTTCACTTTCTAATTTTTTTCTTTCAGCTAAAAGATCTTGATACTCTTTGCTTTCTTTAACAGCCTTAATTTTAGCTGCTCCAACTAACCCTTCGGTAAGTTTTGCTTTAAGAGTTTCTAATTGTTGCTTAACACCTTCTAATTTGTTTAATCTAACACCATTTCTTAATGCATTAATATCATCTACATTAATATCTTCAGGATTAATATTATCTGTATTAACTGCGTCTGCTTTTTCTTCTGAAGTTATTACTACTTCCTTACTACTATCTAAAGCAGCTAACTCAGCATCATACCTAGCATTAATAGGATCTGTATTCTTTTTATCAAACTGTCTTTTTCTTTTTAATTCATCCAGTTCTGCTTTTCTTCTTTTTTCTATATCAAGTCTTTTACCAGCTGTATCTAAATCTAAAACTATTTCATCAATTCCTACAGGAATTTCTTCTGTTGAAACAAAAGCAGTTCGTTGAACTATAGGAATATTTTTAGCAGCTTGAATAGCTGAAGAATCTGCAGATAATTGAATTGCATTATTAGATACTACTTGTGGTGCAACTTGTGTTGTTGTCTTATCAAGTATTTCTTGAACACCCGCTTCTCTAGAGTATGAAGCTCTAAAGTTTGCAGCTGTAAGATTTACATCAGCAGCAACAACAGCTGGTAACGCATTAAATTTATCTAATAGTAAGTTAAGTTTATCATCAACTGATAGATCTTTATTTGAAATCTCAGATTTATTTAATCTAACTATACCTATTTGTTTATTATTAGAATCTGAAATTTCTAATTCAATCTTACCCCAAGGACTTACTTGTAATGAAAGTCTATAGCCAGGTTTAGCACTAATAAATAATTCACTTCTTAATGCTTTGTTATAGTCAACGTTAAATCTTTTATCAAATTTTTCAGCATTAGCTTCAGGATTATCAGATAGAGTTGTTTCAGATCTATTTATTAATTCAAGAAATTTAGCATTCAAATCAATAGACTTAGCTTTTAGATTTACTAAAGCATATGATCCATCAGGTAATAATACTGCAGCAACATAAGCATCAGTTAAACTTGTAATGCTATCTAACAATCCTTGTTTAGTTAAGCTTTCTTCAACTCTATCTATTAGTTGTCTTCTTTCTTCTCCTTCAAGATTAGATATAGCAACTTTAGTTCTTGCTCCTCCTTTATTATTTTCTAATTGATAAATCAAATAATTACCTTCTTCATCAGCAGTACTATATTGTAAATCTCCTAATGGTTTTGGAGACTTATCATACATTGTTACTCCTGGTTTAGAGATGAATGATAAACCGTTTGGTAATTTAGAAAGTGCAATAACTCCATCAGGATTATTTGCTACTAACTCAGGTAACATAGAACTTAATAAATTATTTAATGCAAAATTATTTTGAGCACGTTTTAAATCTTCTTCAAGATTTACATCCATTCCTTCTGGTGTGTATACTATATTTTTGTATTCATCCGCTGTCATAGTAGCAGGATTAATTACAGTACCTTGAGAATTAGTTATTACAAAATTTGCATTTTGCATAAAACCAAAAACACCATTTGGTGAATTGCTTTTATTTAAACCGTTCTTTTCAATAGCAGCATCAATCTTAGCCTGCACATTAGGATTAGAAGTTCTAATTCCAACAGAATAGTTTGCTCTTATTGTTTGGATATAGGGGTTTGCTTCTTTAAAACCAGGGATAATTAAATTACCATTATTTAATCCTCCTTCAGGATCTAATGTAACAATTAATTCTAATTCATTTAATTCTTCAGAAGACAACATAGACATAACTAAGTTATATCTTGCTGTTGCTTGTTCAGGAGTTTCTAACCATTGATTAGTAGCAGCATCTTTATTTCTATATGCATAAGGTTGAATAGGTTCATTAATATTTAACCTACTAACGCTTTGTGGTAGTACTTTAAGATCTAAAGCTTGCACATTAAATGATGCTTTAAACTCACCCGGCTTAACACTAAAGGTAGCTTTCTTAGTCTCTTCTATTGAAGGACTAATTTCATCAGAGGGTACAACTAATAATTTACGTTCAGTACCAACTTGTTTTGGTTGACTTACTACAATAAATTCTTTACCTGTTTGATCATAAACAAGTTGACCATAGTTTAATTCTACATCATCAAAAATAAATGACGTAGTATCTGGTGCTGCATCATCAATAGCTTTTTGCATAGACAATGCTTTAACTTTATCTCCCTCAACAAAAATACCAAATGAAGGAACATTAAATCTATTTAATAGTTCTTCCTCTAATGGTTGTTTAAATTGATCTACTAATTGATATGAAGTACTTATGTTACCTTGTGAGTCAACAGTCTTTAATTCAATTAATGAAACAGTATTACCTTTCTTAACTATTGTTATATTTTTATTACCTTCAACAGCTTCACCTTCTGCAGGTAACAACTCTGTTTGACCAGTAACATCATCAATAGTTAACCCTAATGCATTAACAACATTCTGTACTAAGTCATTTGTTTTACCTTCTTGACTTTGTAACCATGGTATTAACTTAGATTCACTTTGGATTTCTGCTTCAGTGAGTGGATTATTTGGATTTATCAATGTGTCATTATCAATCCAAATTTTCTTAACAGCAATAAATGCCGCTCTATGATTTTTACCATCTTCACTGTTGATCCATTTATCTAAAGTGATTGGTTTTTTACCAGCTGCCGTTTGTTTAGCTGCATATTTAGCATAAGCTTTTTTCATTGTATTATCTAATACAACTGAATCTTTAACTGAAACTTCAATGTTTATACCATCTAATATATCATCTACTTCAGTTCTTGCTTCTTCTGCTACTTCTTCTTCATCTTTAACTTCTTCTACTTTTTTATCAGGTCTAGTTTCTTCATAGTCATTTAACAATGCTTGTATATCTTCTAGATCTTGTTTATCATAAGCAGATAGTTGTTCTCCTTTTTGATTGTAAAATGTTTTTAAGTATCTACTGTCTCCAGTTTCTAAAAACATTTTCATTTCTGTATTATTAGGAATAAATCCTAATTTAGCAATTTGATTAGCTAATTCATTTCTTTCAATTACACCAACGTAATCACGTACTTGTTGTTCAAATATTGATTTTCTGTTTTTATATTGTTCTTTCAATACTTCAGCAGTTCTTTCAAATACTAGATCAAACTTTTGAGGATCATTCAAATACTCAATTGTTTTATCATATACCTTGGCTCTACCTTTTAATGCAGTATAATCTATAATTTGTTTTAATGCAGCATCAATATTTTCTTTATTTACAAATGTACCAGATTGATTAGCCATGTGTTTAACATACTTTTCAAATTCATTTCTAAGTAGGCCCATTTTTCTTTTATCAAAAGAACCATCTTTAGTTTGATTTTCTAGTAATACATTTTTAAATGCAGATAGTCTTTCTATTCTTTCTGTCTTTTGTTTTACTTTGCTTTCATTAATTTTGTCTCCTGATAAAACAATAGCTTCTTCAGTTAACATTTGTATTTCTTTATCAATAGAATCTTGATCTAACAATACAGTTAAATCACTTGCTGCCATTTTATCAAACAATGGATCAGATGTTAAACTTTGATATATACTATTTGATCTTTCCAATGCTCTAGTAAATCCATCTTGAGTAAACATATAAAGATATCTTGCATGTTCAAATGCAACTTTCTTTATTGTTTCTTCTGTCCATTGTCTTGAACCTCTTTCATAAGCTTCAGGCATAAATGGATTTGGATTTCTATCTTTAGATTGTTGATATACATCTTCAGTTTTGTCAATTTGATTAACCATACTTTGAAGACGTTCTCTAATCTTTCCATTTTTAATATCTTTTTTGCTTGAAGGAAAAGCTGTAGCTAAATCTTCATCAGACATTTTCATATAATCAACTAATTGATCTTGAAATAAAGCAGCACCACCTGTACTTAATACAGTATGAATCTGTTGAAACTTAGCAAAATCTGTTTCATCAATAAAATCAAATTGATCATTAGCAATAGATGCTAGTGTTTTACCAGTTGCTGCTGCTTTTTGTTGTAAGAAATTATATTTCTTAGGATCAAACATTGCATTTGGATCTTCTGCTTGTGTATTCCAAACAGCATTATAAGTATCAACTACAGATTTAATATAGTCTTCTTTGTTTTGTTTATACTCAGCATACTTTTCTGGATTTGCAACTCTTTGATATAAAGCAGGTACACCTTGAAAAAATAATTTTTGTGGTCCAGAAACTACACCACCCATTAAAAATCCTGACATAAACACATCAAAACCTTGAGCTGAAAATTGTTCTCCTATTCCAGCTTTGACTGAAGCATTAAACAATTCAGGTCCTCCATTCATTGGATCCTTTAATAAAGAAGTATAATAATTTTTAGTACCAGCAGAAATAGCTTCTTGGGAAAGTTCTTGTACACCTTCTCCTAAATTTGCAGCAAAATATCTTAATGATCCTTGACCTAATTTTGTCAGGTTACCTTTAACTCCTGCATTACCAATTGTTGTAATTAATCCTTTAAGTCCTGTACCAGCATCTTTAAATGGAGATAGTGATTTTACACCATCTTTACCAACAGTCTGTGCAGTTTTAATAATTCTGCTACCAATACCTTTTGCTTGTTCATTAAATACTCTACCTAATGATTTATTAAAACCGCCTAATGAATTACCCAAAACTAATTTATTAGTCAAGTATATCACAGGCATGTTTGTCATTGTAGTTGCAAATGCAGCTTTGTGTGCATTATTCTGAATGTCTGCAACTTGTTCTGTAGTAACAGGACCTCCATTATTTTCAGCAAACTTAATATCCATACCGTCTTTAATCAATTGATTATAGACCATACCTCCTTCAAGTTTACTTTCTGATAATGCTAAATTTAAAGCTCTTACATCTCTATAAAATGAACCAGCATACTCAGATGCTTTAGCCATATTAGTTAAGTTTTGTGCAACTACTTCTGTAGTCTTTAATCTTTTGACAGCAGCTAATGTTTCAGGTGCAAATAATCCGGCTGTCATTTTACCACCAGCTCTAGCAACAGACCAAAAATCTTTTGCTGCATCAAGACCTTTTAATGTAGTCATCATTCCTCTACCAGCACTATATAATCTACCAACAGTAGTAGCTTGACCAACAGCTCTTGCTAATCTTGCTGCATTGGCTGTAGTTCTTGCAGCTACTAGGGGAGTTGCACCACCAAATGTTCCTACTTCTAAAGCAGCTAATGCTAACTCTTCTGCAGCAATAGAACCTATAATACCAACAGTATATGCTGAATTTAATAATAAGTTATTAGTCCAAGCTAATGCACCACCTCTACTTGAGTTACCAATTGCCATTGCATCCTCAAACTCATTTGCAGATTTTAAATCTGTTACCATTGACTCACCAGTAAACATAGATCCTATAGATCTATAACCACCCATAAATCCTGTTCCTGCTAAACTACCAAACTGACCCCACATTCTACTCATATCATCATAGATGGTTGAGTTAGCATTATAGTATGCTTCATTATCTGCAAATGGTTTCCATCCTAATTTTTGAAATTCAGGATGCTCATAATAACGCATGAAATTACTTTGAACCATTCCTGTAAAAGCAGGTGCAGCTACACCAGTTCCTGGTTTAATACTTTTTTGTTGTTGTTGAAAACCAGTTTTTACATTTTGTTCCATCATTCTTTCAAATCCACCTGGCTCATTTAAGTTAGGAGGATTTTGTTGAAGAACAGGATCAAAGGTATTAGAAGATAATGTAGGTCTTCTTGCAGCAGCATTTCCATTAGCTCTAATTCCGGTACTATCAATTAATGGTTTTAATGCATCAAGTTGTTGTAATTGGGCTAAATCCATTCTGCTCATAAGAGCATTATTTTCTTCACTATCAAACATATCCATTACAGGTTGAAATGAATTATCTTTTGGGATAACATTTTCTGTAACCTGATTATTCAAAATTGTTTGATCTAAACTGTTATTTTCAACTTGATTTTCCATGTATTAGTACCTGAATTATTTTTTGTAAATGTAGTGATTATTTATTTTTTCTTCCGTTAACAGCAGAGTTTTTATTATAATCATCTAAGTTCATTTGTCTTTTAATTTCAAATGTTTCTTTCATTTTTTGTACTTGCGCATCAATTGATTGAGCTGCATTAAAAGAACCCATTTCTATAGGAATTTGTTGCCAATCACTTGTGGTATATGTTCCATTAGGTTGATAAGTATTATATTTATATGTAGCATAAAACTGATCTGTTCCTGTTTTAACAATTCTATATGTTCCAGTTGGTGTCATACCATCTACTCCACCATAATTATATTCTACATATTTGTCAGGACTAGCTTCAACAGCCGCTAATGTTTTAGAATAGTATTGTCTATTACTAGATCTAGGATTAATATCTTGTCCTTTATCAAACACCATACTAATTCCATTACGTAATTGTTCTACTTCTGATTTGCTAAATAAACCATATTCACCTGCAGCACCACTTGATTCTGTTACTGAACCTTTAACTTTACTAGATAGCCATTCATTAAATCCATCAATAGTATATCCGGCTGTGGTTTTATTTCCGTCTCCTGTAGCACCCAATGTACCAGAATATGTAATAGTTGCTCTTGGAGAATTACCTGCATCATTACTACGTTTAGGATTACCTAACCATGTTGTCATATCAGCTATATAAGCATTGTAAGCTTTAGCAGCCAATGCATCATTACCTATAGATTTAGCATCTTTTTTATCTGATAAATTACCAAGGACTATTGAATAACCACCACCTTGTGAATCTAACATATTCTTTTGCGTTACCATTTGAGCTAAGGTAGTTTGACCTTCTGAGGAAGCAACTAAAGGATCAACAACAGATCTATAAACTGGTGCTGTAGTTATTTCAGAAGCACCTGTTTTTCCAAATAAAAGACCTTTATAAGTTGCAGTTTCAAACTTATTACCAAGATGCCCCGTTAAAGCACTATTACTTTTTGTTTTAATTGCATCATATACCCTGCCTGCTTCAGCTTCAATAGCACTCATATCTAATTCAGTAACAGTTGTCTGTCTTTCTTTTTGTATACTACCACCTTCACCATCTCTAGTTGAATAATATTCACCGGTACCTTTTGTAACAGTATGCATATAATTACTATTACTTGTACCAGTATCCCATCCTGGAAGATCTATATTTTTTACTTTTCCTTGTGATGCTAATTTTGCTACTTTAGCAATATATTCTGATTTAGAAAGTTCTTGATTAAAACCAGATGCTGTTGTTTCAAATATACCGGGCATCCCTCCTTTTTCCATTAACTCTTTAACCTTACTATCTTCACCTTTAACTAACTCTACAACTCCATCATGTGTTTTTTTATACTTAGTTGTTAAAGTATTAATTGTTTGATCAAGTACTTGAACTTGATTATTAATTCCTTGATCAGAATATATTTGTGCATACAAATTTTTATAAGTATCTGTCTTAGCTTTACCAGGATACTTAGCCATTTGTTTTGGATCATTCAATATTGCAGATTGTTGTTGATATAAATCATCTATATCTGTTCTATACTTAAAAGTACCATCTGTATTTTTAGTACCAAGCTTATTTTTTATTTGATCAATTGTTCCTGTAAAATTTTGACCCTCTACTTTTACTGTATATTTTTGTGTAGGTTTACCAGCATTATCTATTTCTCCCGCAGGATTTAAAAATGTTAATACACTAGTAGCAGCATCAAGTTGTTTCTCTCTAACTGGAGTTCTTAATTCACCATACTCTTTGCTTGCCATTAAATACATATTTGTATTTTTATCTGCTAATCCATCAGGACCAACTGGATAATTTGAATTTTGAGCACCACCAACAGTAGGTGCACCATTTAATAATGCCTTTAGTAAAGGGTTTTCAGTTGGAATTTCTCCTTTTGCTTTAGCTAAATCAAAATCAATTTGACCTTTAACATTAGCTAACTCAATTGCATTTTGATGTTGTCTTTCAATTTTAGCTAAGTCATATTCAAAATCTTTTCTTTGTTTAGCATAGTCATTAACCTTCATTGTATACTCCATATCTCTAGCACCATATGCTTGAGCAGCAGCTTGCATATCTTTAGATATGTTATTCTGCATTAAAAGATTATAAGCTTTATTCAATGTACCTTCAAAATCTTTAACGGGTGCATTAGCTGTTTTCTGAATATTTAACTTTGCATCTAAAGCTGCTTTAGTAGCTTCATAAGATGAACGTTGTCCAAGCATTGCTTTTTCATCATCAGAACCTGGAACAATACCATTAGAAGCTTGATAGTTATCCCATCTAACATTCACATCTTGAGCTAACGCTAAAGCTTTAATGTCTTTCTTTACATAGTACTCATTTTGTTTATTTATTCTATTGATAGTTTCAGATGCCCAAGCAGCTTGACCTTCTTCTTTACTAGTAAACATTCCGCTGGCCATACCTTCTGCAGCAAAATCTCTACCTCTTACAAACGCTTGATTTTGATAATGTCTTACAACTCTTGGATCATCTAATAAAGCTTTCTGAATATATTGTAATGCAGGACCAGTAACTAAATTACCATTTTGTTCTGTAATAATCCAATCAGTATTTACTGAACCATCAGGATTTACACCATAATGATCTACCTTCATTTTCAAAGGTGGTTTCATTGCACCTAAAACCTCTTGTGATAATTCTATTAAATCAGCATCTTCAGTAAATTTAGGTAACCCCATTTTCATTGCTTTATCAGGAGCAGCATTTATAAAGTCCTCCATGTGGTATTGTAAACCTTTTACCCCATCTTGAGAATACTTTTCTCTTTGCTTTTGATCAGGAGAATCAATAAGTCTATTTGCATAATCCATTTCTTTTCTATAGTTAGTGGTATGCATAATATCACTTACTATTAAATCATCTTCAAAGAATGGTGCAAATACTGATTTAGCAGCATCTACATTTTGTGCCAATGATAAATCCATCCCTGAGATCTTCTCTAAAGATGGAGCTAATTGATTTATATATTGATCTCTTTGTTCTTTGGTATCTGTTCTAGACAAATCTGCATAGACTATTTTATTGTAAAGGTCATTAGTTGCCTTCCAATTAGTGTTATATTTATCCTGTCTTATATCAAGTACAGCAGACAAAAATTTATAGTCTGGTGTAAACGGTTTAATGTCTGGTAAATATGTTTCTACTCCTGGTACGTATGTTGCCATAATTGTAAATTACTAAAATTTATTAAGTTTAACAAGATAAATCATAAAACTTTTTAAGTTTATGCTCCCATCTTTCCTGTGTAGAATGGTACTACCATCCTTTTTATTTCTTTTCCTGATTTAAGTTGAGCTTGTGGATATCCCATTGGCGTACCTCTTTTTTGCATTTCTAATTGAGCATTAGTTATATCAGTGTTAGCAGATGGACTCATGCCCATATACATTTTTAAGAAATCTAAATCAACCTTTTGATCTGGTCCTAAATTTTTCTTTAGTTCAGCATATGAATCTAATAGTATTTTTTGTCTATCAGGTTCTTTTCCAACTTTCTGCAAGGCTTTACTATTTTTATAATAAATAGGACCACCTGTTGTAGGATCAATTGAATAATTATCATAAGTTGAATTTAAATTATATGTATTAGCTCTATTAGTAAGTGCTGTATTAAAGAGTTCTGCTTCTTTACCAATCTTCCAATTTTTAAAGTTGTCATGATTCTGCAATGTTTTTTGAGTATCATCATAAACTTTAGTATTCCTAGCTTGGTTAATACCATTAACTTGCATATCTAATTGTGCTTGCATTGGAGCTACTTGATTCATTATGCCAACATTATTAGTATTGACTCTATTAATACCTTGAGCAATACCTTCAAGTGCAGTACCCTGAATGTTTGAAGTAGCTACAGCTTGTGGTCCACCGGCAGCACCTAATGCTCCGGCCATAGTATTTGCAGCTGCTAAATTTGCATTAGCATTACTTCTCCAATCATCTAATACATAATCTATTTTAGCAGGTGCAGCATCTGGTGCCCATGGTAAATACAAATTATCATCAACTAAACTTAAAGCATTTAAGTTATTAACATCTTGTGCCCACCATTGTCCTTCAGGTTGTATATACTCTTTAATTGGAGTAATTTCTAGATCTGGTCTTTTTGGTTCTGGTATATCAAGACCAAATTCAACATCACCGGGTTTTACTGGATTTAGTTTAAAACGTGGAGCATTATAAGTATGCAATCCTATCTTACCATCAAAACCTTTTCCTTTGTCTTCATCTTTTATTATTTTATCTTTAAAGTATGGTACATAATCTTTATCATTTCCAAATGCAGCAATATGTTCTTTTCTTCTTGTTTCTTCTGCTAATTTTTGAAACTGAGTCCATTGAGGATCTGCTAATGTTTCACCTTTAGCATTTTTAGGTAAAGGTTTATTATAATCAAATCCAGGTATTTGTGCTATAACATCACTCCATCTAGCTTCAAAATCTGCTTGTGATTCTGGAGTTGCAATATCAGCTGAACCATATGCTTTATCACTTGCTTTATTTTGAAATGAAGGTCTAGTACCTTGTGATAATCTACCAGGTATATAATAACCAATAGGACTTTCATTTATTGCTCGTTCTTGACCAGAAATACCTTCTTCATAAATTGATGTTGATCCTTGTCCTTTTTGATCTTTGCCTGAAATTTTTTCTTTTTTTAGTTGAGCTTCTTTATCTGCTTTAAATTTAGGATCTTCAGTTGAAATTTCTTTAAATTTATACATCTGTTTACCATTTACAACAGCTCCTTTAGTCATTTCATATTTACCAGAGTCAATCATTTCTTGAACCTTAGCATAATTAGGATCATCTTTAGGAAAAGGATTAACAGGTTTTTCTTTACCATCTTGGTACATTCCAATTTCTCTACCATATCTTGCCATTCCTTCTTCACCCATAGCCATAACATCTTGATCAGCCATAGCTAATTGTTGTTCTTGCATACCAGGATCTTGCATTGAAGGATCTTCAAAAGATTGTTCTTGTTGTTGAGGTTGTTGACCATCAACTTGAGCCATCATTTCTTGCAACTGTAATAATTGTTGTTGTTGTTCAGGAGACAAAGCAGCAAATGCTTTCATCTGAGCTTGCTTCTTAGTAATGTTTTCTACTTTTGCAGTAAACTCAATTGGATCTTCTCCAATAGAAACTAAGTATGGATGAGCCGCTAAAGGCACACCATCTTCAAATTTCTTTTTAAGTTCTTGACCAAATGCTAATTTAGATAATCCCATCATATTTTTCTTTAACATTATTTCAGAACTACGTGAAGTTATATCATCTGCAAATTGATCTTTCATAGCACCATAGTATTTATTAAGATCATATTTTTTAGATACTTGAGCAGGAGTCATTTTTAATTTGGTTTCAATACCATACTCAGCTAATTCTTCTTGATTAAATCTCATTTTATCTGTATCAGAATAAATAAAAGATTGTTCTGGTAAAAACATTGGCACACCACCTTTAGAGTGTCTTGGTCCAGTTATATTATATAGACCAAATTGATTGTCATTGTTTAAATCAGTTAACACAGTTTCACCACCTTCAGCTTCAATGTTTGCTTTGTCCCTAGGTACGCCAGATAAACTATATCTTACAGATTCATCTCTTGTAGTATTTATATTAGCATTATTATAATACTCCTGTGGTAGAGTAACTAATCCATAACCAGCTTGGTCACCAGTTACATAGCCACCTTCTTTCATTATTTGATCTTCTTCTATTTTACCATTAACTAATTTAAAGCCTGCAGGTAAACTATTTATTTTAATTTTTGCCATAGTTATAATATTTCAATGTCAGCTCCCGCTGCAATTAATTTTGCTAATATATTTGAATCAACATTTACAGTATTGTTTTCACCACCGTATTTGCTCATGTATAAACCAACTGTTCTATCTCCTTCACTACCTGCAGTTCCAGTATTAACATCCCACATTCCTCTTTTATTAAAAGGATCTTCTGCTGTAGCATATTGATAATCAGCACCTAATTTATTAAAATTATCTTCTCTTGCTTGATTAACATTTTTATCTCTAAACCAATCATTAATAACATCAGCACCTTTAACGGCAAAGTTAGACAATTTTCCATAACCTTGTACTACAGGACTATCGGCTAGTCTATTCATCCCACCTTCAAACTTATTTGTTCTTTCTACTTTTGGTGGTTCAAATGTTGGTGCAGCTGGTTTTGTTGGTGCATTAAATGTTGGACTGCCTTGTTGGGGAGTAAACATATTTTGCATTTGTTGTTGTTGCGGAGTTGCTCCTAATGCTGGATTTTGTTTTTGTAATTGAGCATCAGCTACAGCTTGTGTATCTGACATATAATCTGTTTGACCCATATTACTAAAGAAACTATTTATTCCTTGTTGTTGCATTGGATCATAAAATGAATTTTGATTTGCTAAACCAGCTAACCATTCAGGAGGACCCATTTGAGCTTTGTCTAAGTCACCACCATATTTAAATCCTTGTTTAAGGTAAGCGTCATACTCAGATTGAAGTTGTTCTTGATTTTTACCTTGATTTCTTACAGCATCTCCTGTAACATACCAATCTTTAAATGATTTTTGTGGTACATTAGGTGGAGTAGTAGAAGGTGCAACAGCCAATACTGATGGTTGAGTATTAGTCATACCAGCTATGGGTTGACCATTGTTTCCAGTAGGTATCATTGTATTTTGACCAACTTTATTAATACCCATATATGTATTATACTCATATGGATTATCTGCACCGGGCATATATGACATACCATTACCTTTTTCATCAATACCTATTCTAGTTCCAGTAGGATCATCTTTACCACTCATAATCATAGCTTTGGTATCTTTATCCATGCTAGCTAAGTAGTTATAATCTTTACCTGCTATTGCATTTTTTTGAGCAGCTGAGTCATAAATTCTTTCATCTATAGGTCTACTGCTAATAATAGAATTATAATCATGTGTTTTAGTATCATAATTAAATCTAGAATTACTTGCTACATCTTTACCATATTGATCAATTGTTCTTAAATTTCCTTTATCTTTTGATGCATTAAATAAATCTGTATTGTCTGCTACGTATTTATTTGTATCATTAGCATCTTGGGTAATTTTATAATTATAATAATTACCTTTAGTGGCATCTCTTATCCCTGCTTTTTTTGAACCATCTCTAAAGAATCCGTCTTTGACACCATCTTTATTTTCATCTGCACCACTTAAAAATTCTTTATAACCACCATAAGCAACAGCAGCTGCTTTACCTAAACTAAAGTTATCATTAGTATATTCAAACGCCATTGGATTAATATACACAGGAGCTTGTTGCCAATTCATATCTTTATTAACAGATACATTGTTAACTGCTCCTACTTTACCTTGAGGAGTACCACCCATATCATACTGTTCACCACCATCTTCTTTTTTCCAACCAGCAGCGTTCTTAGCAAAGTTTGCCATCTTAACTACAGCTGGAGGATATTCATCTTTATTTGCCATAACTTTACTTGCAGCATCTTGCACAGACATTCCGCGTGCTTGAGCCCATCTAGTAAACTTACCTTCATTTTCAGGTTTAATTTCTATTCCTGATTTACCCATAGACATTCCGGGTTCTTGTGTTTCTTCTTTTGACATATCATCAGCATGCATGTCTTCATTTTCAGTTAATTGTTGTGAAGTTTGATCTAATTGATCAACAGGCATTGGTTCACCACCAACTTGTTCTTCTGGTTGTTGACCTTGACTCATTTGTTCAAACAAAGAAGCAATATCATTTTCTTCAAAACCATTCATCATTAAAGCTTGACCAATAGTTTGTTGATCAACTTGCTGTTGAACTAAAGCCATAACAACTTCCGCAGCATTCTGTCCTTGACCTATTGCTTGAGAAATATAATCTGAAATTTGTTGTATAGCAGGATCTACTGATTGTTGTTGTGGCTGGGCTGCAACTTGTTCAGTATTCTGTCCTCCTTCTTGCATTAAACTTATTTTGTTTACTTTCACGGTGCTTACATTATATTATTAATATACAAATAAATCTATAGATTTACTAATTTTTAAGGTTTAAGAATTGCCTACAACATGCGTCATTATGTAATTTGCAACAGTCATTCCTAACTCTTTTGCTTTACTATAATAAATTCTATTTAGTTTATCATAGTTTTTTACTGCTTCTATTTCATTCCCAACATTACCTTTTATATAATCTTTATACATAGTAATATTACCAGAATTTAATTGACCACCAAATTCTTTTTTATTTAAAACTTCAATTATACGCGGATTTAAATTAGCTCTTGGTATTGAATCACCAACTTTTTTAGCATCTGTCAATTCTATTGAAAAATTATAATCAGGTGATTTGGCTTGATAAAATCTTGGTCCATCTGCTGTATCAACTTTTTTTGTAGTTACAACTAATCTACCATCTTGTTCTGAATATTTCTTTTCACCACCACCTTGTTTGTAATCTATAGCACCACCCATTTTCTTTTCTGCTAGTAGTCTATTGTATGCTTGCATTAATGGTCCTGGTTTTGATTCACCACCATCTTTAAAACCATATAAACTTTTTATAGGTTTATTCTTTTGGTTACCCAGTGCTTTAGAAAAATCAGTGTTAAAGGTAGTGTTTTTTTGTAATAGTATATCATTAATATAATTTCTTGGTTCTTCAGGTAATTTACTAACCCAATCTAAACTATTATAAATGTCAACACCTTCTTCTTTTAAATCATTTAGTAAGTTCATAACATTACCACGGCCCCAGTTATAAGAAGCTAATGTTTTAGCTAATCTTACATTTTCTGATTGACCTGGTTTATTAATAAAACTTGAATTATATAATTCATTCATTGAATATTTTTGGACATCGGAGTTTTGTTTCATATTAAAAGGATCAATATTACCTGTAATATTATTTGCCTTTTTATAATCTTTAATTACACCATCTCCAATTTGACCTAAACCCTTATAACCTTTAGGTGAAACAGTATTAGGATTAAATGCAGATTCTCTATATGCTTGTCTTATTAAAAGTTCCGGTGTTATTCCTTTTGCTTTAGCCGGTTCTTTTGATTCAGCTTTTAATTCAGTAGAATATCTATCACCTTTCCATAAGAAATCAGAATCACCTTCATTACGTGCTGCTCTAAAAGCTTCTTTAAATGTACCAGCATCATCATACCTAGATGTACCCCAGTTTGCTGGATTAAGATATGCTGTCCAAGAAGTATTTTCTTTCACTTCTTTTCCTGCTTGTGCTTTTACTACACCTTTACCAGGACACTTATGACAATCATAAATATCAGATCCACCATCAGCAGCTTTCCATTCCCAACCACAATTACTACACTTGATAGTTTTATCTAATAGGCCACCACCCATCTTGGCTATTAATGTTTCTGTTACTTCAGTGCCAGGAAACTCATAGTCATAACCAGGATACATAACTTGTTCATTACCTAAATTATCAACACCATGAATTGGACCCTTTCTTAAAGGACTTCCATCTTTTTCTTTCATAGTAATAGATCCAGATGGTATAATGTTTTTATCATTATCTACATCAGGACTATCTATTCTATATCCTTCAGTAGAAAATACCCTTGTAACATCAACAGGCATTTCATTTGGGCCTCCAGGTAATCCTCTAAGTTCTTTATGTTGTATCTTTTTCTCCATTATCTCATTGATAAAAGTAATTTAGTATTATTTAATCTTAATAACATCTTTCTATTTTCTGATTTAACCCTTCTTAAAATAACATTGTTATAATAATGTCTAAACTTCTTATGCTGTAATGGAGGTTTATTATAATTTAAGTTTATAGTATTTAAAACTTTAATATATCCATTAGGTTGTGTATCCCATATTGCTTGTTCAACGTTTGTAAATTCACCTCTATCATTAGTAATATCATAGAACTGATTGAATCTATATTTCTGTTCTACTTTAGAACATAGTATATTCATACTATTCAAGTTAATAATAGGGTAACTCAATTCTAAAACAGGATTGTTATATGGTGTTGGAGTTAATTGTAATAACCCTGATACTTGTTCATTGTTATAAATAACTGATTGATCAAAATTGAAATTCAAATCTTCCCATCTATCATCATTACAAGCAAATCCCATATCACCTTTATATACATAAGATTCTAATTGATACTCCATACTTCTAACAGTGTTAACCATTTGTCCAGTATTAGAAACCAATTCTACTTCCCATGGATAATCAGTACCATAGAAATTAGCAAAACTATCACATCTAACATTGTGTCTCCAGAATGAACCAACTTTGTAATTAGCAGGTGTAGATTCATATTTAAAGAAATTACAAATCTGAGGATTTGGATTTACATATGTAGGATTACCCACTAAATAAACATCATCACAATTTCCTGTTGTTGTAGTTGTTGTACCTACAGGAGATACCGGACACGCACAAGTAACTTTTCTACATACAGGTGGTGTAATGTCATCACACACACCCGTTGGTGAAGTATAAACACTTGTTGCTGTATTATAAAATACTTTTGTATAACCGGGAGCACAATCACAAGTAAATGGAATTGAACAAACAGAACCTGCAATAGCACTTGCTACTGCAGTAAACGTTGCAGGTACAGATGCATTAATTCCAAATTGATAACCATCAACATTTACAGGTCCTGGCGTACAAGATATATTACCTAATACAGCAGGATTACTAGGTGAGGCACTACTTTGCCCACAGAACAATGCATATACTCTTTGATTTGCAGGACCAGTTGCACTTGGAGAAACACCAGTACCTTGATATGGACAACCAATATTACCGGGATTACTTGTTGTATCAGTAACCAATATAATTATTTGTCTAAAAAATGGTTGTGCACTTCTATTACCTAGTTGACTAGCTGTTTTATTATTTAACATTGTCAAAGCACTAGACATACCCAATGAAACATTTGTAGAACCACCTGCCCAGTTAGCATTATACCATGCTGTTACTTGTGGTTCAGTAACTGTATTACTCATTGACCATGTACCACCTGCTGGATTTGGTATATTGTAATTTCTATTAGCACCATCCCAAGCAGTAAATCCTATTTGCATTGTACCAGCGGCCATTGGTCCAGTTATATTTGGATCATTTAAAAATGCAGTTAACCATGCTGGTTGAGCTTGTCTTGCTCCATTAGAATTTGTAGAACCAGATACATCCATTGCAATAACAATATCTACTAAACAATTTGTAGGACCACCATTAACAACAGAATTTATTTGATCTACTGTAATAATAGCTGGTTCATTAATATTAATAGATCTTTCACATAATCCATTAGTAGAGTTATAATTATAACCCGGAGGACATTGTGGTATAGTAGTAGCCATTGTCTTAGTAGTAAAGAAATGGTTAATACTAGGCAATGCAAATTCAGGATGCCAATCATGGAATGATATCCAAGCTTTAGCTTTAGGATCATAACTTACAGTCCAAGAACAATCATCAAAAAATATTGGGTCACCTAATGTAATAGGACTTCCTGATAAAGCAAATCCTCTATTTTCAGTATATGTAACATTGGCAATATATTCAGCCTTAACTCTATAGTCTTTCTTCATAAAGTAAACTATATCATCATTAGGATCATAAATTGTTTGACAACCTACACCAACTACAGGATTATCTGATAATGGAGATGCTTCTAATTGTGGATATTGTTTAACTAATTGAGATGGTAAATATTTATTAAACCACCATTTCATTCCCGCATTAGATATTGGATCCAATGTTTGACCAGTAAAATGAAATATCTTACCTTGGGCTTGAGATATAAAAAACAAACCTACGGGTGTATTCATAACACTTCTTAAACTCTCACATGATCCATACTCATTTGATAAATCTGAATTAACAATATTTTGAAATGGTTGACTAAATAATCCTCCATCACCAATAGTAAGTTTAGTATCTAACTGCGTTCTTAAAGTATCTACTCCCTGAAACATTTGAGGAGATAAGAAAGGAAAGAATATAATAGCACCATTTTTATTAATAGGTTTAATTACACTTACTTTATTTTTAAAGTCTTGATAATTAAATGGTAAGAATACTCTCCAAAAATCTTTTTTAGATTCTTTCTGTGCTTGTAATGAATAGATTAATCTTTTTGGATAACTAACATAACAAGTTTCTGCAGTGTATGGATCATAGTATCTTGGTTGAATCTCACCAAAACTACCCAACTGGGTTACAAATTTAGATGGGCTTAATGATTCATCATACTTATAGAAGTTATCTTTCTTTTCAATCTGAGCATGAAATAATTCATCTACATCATTATAACCATATACATCATATATTCTTGCGTCAGCTCTATCTTCCCAATCTCTATTAGCTAAGTTAACTTCAGACTCTACAAAGAAATCTAATATACCATTAACGTGAGTATACATATAAGCATATCTCATAGCAAATCTAGGATTAGGATCACCACTATTACCAAAAATTGCATCCAAACCACTAGCACAACTATTTGAACCTCTATCTAAATAAAATAAATCACTAGGAAAAATAGTATCTAAATTACTAGAACTTATAAGACCTAAAGAAGCAATCTCACCAGCCAAAGCACTCATGTCAAATTTTTGAGAATTTAACCAAAATCTTGGATATGGTATATTAACATGTTGAGAATAATCATATGTAAATTCATCAGGTTGACCTAATAAGTATTGAGCAAATATTGGCATTATAACTTTTTCAGTATATCTAGTAATAAATATATCACCACCAAATATAGCTGAACTAGAATATTTAAAAGCATCAGGTTTAGTAGGATCTAAATATTCTACACAACCTCTCATTTGAACTTGCTTAATACCATCTAGTTGACCATATTGATTATCAAAATTAAATTTTAGAGCACCATAATAAGCTGATATAGGTGTTTTATGTTTTACTGATGGATTAGTTATATTTCCATCTGTAACATTAACACTACCAGAAGTACTAACAGAACCTCCAATTGTAAACCTTGATGTATCAATTACACTTGGTTCTGATACGGGGTTACTTAATGAAACAGCTACGGTAGATGGTCTAAATAAATTATTAATTTTATAATTACCATTATCAAATGATTGAAATGATTGACCTAAATAATTTGAATCTGTATTTTTAATTCTAAATAATCCTGTATTAATTTTAGTAAATGAATTAAAAAATCCATAAGAATTATATTTGAATACAAAATCAGACTTATTAATTAAGTTATAAATTAATTCTAATATTTCATTTCCACCAATTGCTATATTAGTTCTAGACATAGCTTGAGCTACAAATAGTCTCACAATATATGGTAATGAAGATTCAGATGAATCATTTATTTGTGTATTATTCAGTGAACCACCAATTGTACCAGGTGCTGCACCAGCAGCAGTAACAATTCCGGCATTAACCATATCCAATGTATATGTAGCAACTCCACCAGCATAAAGATCTAATAAACCAAGTGCATCATTAAGTAATGTATTTAGAGCTATTTGTCCAAGTGTTGAACCTCCAGCAGCGGTTAAAGCTCCAGCTGCATTTACTGCAAGATTTGCACCACCACCTGTTGTACCACCAGTACCAAAACCTAAATAAAAATCATTTGCTTGATAACTACCTTTAGCACCTTCTATAGTTTTACTTCTAGTACCTAACATTTTATGCATAGCATATCCTACACCAATAACAGCAGCTATAATTGCGGCACCATTTCTTAATAGTTTAAATTGAGGATGATCCTCAGAAGCTTTAAAATAACCACTTGAGTTACCAGTTACATATCCATATAATCTAGTTTCATATGCATTAAGAAAAGGTTTGGTAAACATCAAATCAGGTGAAGAAAATGTAAACACCTTTTTAGAATACCCTGAAGGATCTCCAGCTACAGCTGGTGCAGATCCCAATGGGTTAAAATTACCTATTGATCGACTATAGTTATTACAACCTTCTGTTCTATGAATAGAGTTTGCATTTCCATCATGGAAAAAAACATCAGGTCTTAAATCATTATATGGATAGTTAGGATATAAACCTTGGACAGATCCACCTATTAAGTTTTCTGCATTAGGTATTGTATACTTGCGCATATTTCTAAATAACCCTTTTGCTAAAATAGATTTAGCACCCGCTCTAGATCCTCTTAGTATTTCATAACCAACTACATTTGGTATATAAGTTCCATTATTATATTTTGGTCTGCCTATATTTGTAAACTCTACACCCAAAACATTAATTAAATCTCCGGCAGTTGTGCTTATATGTAATGGTGAACCAGCACTTCCCACTTCTTCAGTAGGAAACTTATGGTGTCTAATAGGTTTACCACAAAGGTTACCCCAAATATCTGGTCTATTAGCAGGATATCTTTCAGTAGATTCCCAATAACCCATTTCACCTCTAGCAATAATCTGTGATCCATCAGGCTGAACTTCTGTTAAACCAGATGCTGTAATTGTTCCTGTATTATAAACCTTATATAAAGGATCTCCAGCAACATCTAAAACATTATTACCGTATATAATATCTGTTTCTAGATATGTCCCTGAAGGGGTTGTATATGGCCTTGGTGCTCTTCCTGGAATATGATATGAAGAAGATCTTTCTCCTGTATTATAAATCCATCTAATAAAGAATGCATATTGCTCATCTCTTAAGAATCCCAACTTATTACCACCTAAATGATAGTAACTAGAATCTATTTGATTTGCTACCCAATTGACCTTGATGTCATTTGCTATTGGCTGATAGTTAAAATCAAACTGACTTACAGGTCCTTGTCTTATTAACCAATCATTTACAACATACATTGCATTTGATTTTTCATAAGCAGGACTTCTCTGTGGTATTGTTTTTAAACTTACAGCAACTAACGTATCATCAATATAATCAATATTAATATCTTGTTGTTGTGTACTATAAAGACCTATACGTTTAGCATATATCTGACCTTGATTTCTTATAAGTAATACTAACTCATAGTAATCATAATCTTTATCTAGATTGTTTACCTTAATGTTTAATGAACCACCTGTACCAGAATGTGACCATAATGTTTGAACATTAGAAATACCAATGTAATCAGTTACTTTTTGTTCATTCTCTGTATAAGCAACAAATGCTTGATATGCTCCATTCTGTAACATACCACCATCTATTGATTTACTTAAACTAACACAAGGTGTATCAACCAAAGGAGCTAATCTTATTTTTTCACAATTCAATTGTGTTGTATCATCATATGTAATACATGAATCACCGGGTGCAGAAGATATAGTTTGAATCCAAGGAACCTTATTAATGTTTAATGAACGTGAAGGATTGTTTCCATCATCCCAATATACTTGCCAAGTACAATCAAAATTTTCTTTAGCTGCACCAACTATTAAATACTTTCTATTAAAGTTTAAACAAGGATCATTTACAATAACTTTATATTCACATAAACTATCATCAAATGTTCCAATTTCTGAATTGGTATCATCAGTAGAATATACAACCCATTGATCACCATATCTATGTATAGCACCAATAATTGTATATGGAATAACACCACATTGTAAGTTTGATGGTTCATTACCTATTACACCAAGATCTCCATCAGTAGAATTATTCATTGCATTACGCGCATGCCACCAACTTTCTTTTGGTTCCATTGCCTGCGTAATATCTTTATTCATTCCTTTAATAAATGAATTAGTATTTACAGAAGATGTCCCTGGATTTTCATTTTGCTGTGCCATAATAATTTAATTCTTTATTAGTGTGTAGGATTGTTAATACTACTGGATGTATTAATTCCTTTATGAAGTCTTGGATTATAAGGAGCATAACTCATAAACATATTATAATAATTATGATATTGAGCTCTTCTATTCATTACAAAGACTTTTTGCATTTCAGCAAAATCCGGTGTATTTACAAATGACAAAGCATTGTTTCTTGCAGGTCTTAAACGTGATTCAACCAATTGTAATTGAGGAGCCATTTGCTCACCTTGCCAAATCATGTTTTCTAATATTCTTTGTTTTAATGCATATTCATAATACTCATTACAAAGAGGTTGATCAAGAACCAATAAATCTCCATCAGGTGATTCCATAGCTCCTTGATAACTTATATAAACTCTACCACTAGTAAAATTAGTAATTAAAAATCCATCAACTATTTGTGCAATGTCTGGGGCTTGTGCTGCTAAATCAGGACAAAAACAACTTTTCTGATTTATATCTTGAATTTTCAATTCAGTCCAAGTACTATAAGTTCTATATTGATTTGGAGAAATTCTTTGAACTAACTGATAACTGTTTTTATCTTCACATGTTTTAACTACACATACATCAGCACATCCTGTTCCTGTACTACAAGCAGCAACTTCTCCAGGTGCCGGTACATAAGGCACATCATTAAAAGTTTCAACGTGAGTACCTGATGGCATAGTTTCATTAATATGATATTCACCACAAAGAAATGCATAGTTAATATATGCAAAATCTCTAGGTAATTGCGCTCTACCATGTTCTACATCAATTATGGTTTCTTTAGTTCTATGTATTTTTAGACCAAGTTCATAATTAATTCTAGTAGCAACTTTAATTAATTGCTGTGGTTCAATCATTCCTTCCAATGAATAAGTTGTAAAGTCAACCGCAACATCTTCATATAACTGACTGAATGTTCTATATTTATGTGATACGCTCATTATCTATTTATGTTTTGTTTATTATCAGAATCTTCACTTGGTACCTTCATTGTATTCATCATAATGTTTATGATTTGAGATTCAATTTCTGCAAACATTGCTTCAGGTATATACATTGGTTGTTTATATCTAGGAGTACAATCATCTTTTTCATCACAATTCCATTTTGTAATGTCATCATTAAATACACCTTCAACTTTAATAGCATCCCATTCAATATTAGGTGAATAAACATATCCATCTAACCACCAAAAATATTTTGTTCTGTTGTATTTAAAAGATGTTGTTTTGGTCATAGATACATATGTACCAGGATATGTTGCTTGAAGTTCTTGTGAACCATCTATTGAAGTTATAGTACGTATAAGCGGACCCCAATAACCTTCAATCATAGAAGGCAATTTAAGTTTTGTACGTTTGATTGTACATCCGCTAGTTATTCCAGAACAGCCTGCTTCTACTTTATCTACATCAATCATTTCAACATATGGAAGTGCTTTCCACACAGAGTTGAATTTTATTAATTTGTTTAATGAGTCTTGTCTCCTCATTAAAACTTGAGAAAACTTTTCTATTAAACTGTAAATGTATCTGTCTGTTACAAAAGAATCTTGGACTTCAGCTTTAACCTGTCCTCTTATTCTTGATATTGCTTCTCCTATTATTATCTGTGACATTTTGTTTATGTTTCAAATTCATTATATAACTCTAATTCCTTTTTGGTTTCTTCTGTATTTACATCATATAAATGAGCAACTCTATATTTGTTTTTCATCACAACGTATTTAGTCCAGCTTTCTGGGTAGGTTTTAGCTACCGCTCTTTTAAATTCTCTGCAAGCTACAAATCTCCATAACTCTCTATTTTTAAATCTATATTTGGTTGACCAGTTAGTATAAAATATTTTACCCAAGTTACCATCAGTTTCCCAATTCTTGTTTTGTAATACTTTACCATATTCTTTAGATAGTGCATAATTAGTATTTACCGTTTTAGAAGAAGGACATGTGCCTATAAACAAATATCCTAATGAATCAGGTAACTCTACACCATCTCTATTTTTAATTACTGCTTCCCATAAATTTACATTATATAGTTTTATTATTTTTTTTAATTTATCATTATCAATATTAGAATATAAAGGTTTTTTTTCTTTAAACTCTTTTATTGTTTCTTCATTTAATATACCTAATCTTTTCTCTCTATATCTTGGTGCTTTTAAATCTGGTTTTTTAAAATTGTTTATCATACATGTATATTTATAATTTACAAAAAAAAGACCACTTAATGAAATTTAAGTTGCTTCTTTATATTGATTGGTGAGTTAATTCACATATATTTCCTAGAATTGGATCTTGTAGTTCCAATTTACCTGATCTTCTATTACCTGTATATTTATTACTATAGTGATAATAGTCTGTCTTACCTAAACTAGGAAGTGTCTTTTCTATAAAACCTGCTGTCTCATTAGATGTCATGTATTCTACTTTTCTATCAGTATGGATGTGACCCTTATACAATGTCCTGTTTATTGTGCTACCCCATTCTTTAGGGTATTCTGATGCATATATCAAAGGGTTGTTTTTACTTGTCTTATCTCCATGCTCAAATGCATTGAAATTATTATGCCATACATGTACCTTTCTTTCTTCATATTTTATATCCCATGTTATATCCCCATCATTGTAAATAGATTTAGATAGAGCATGTACCAAATGATGAGAAGATAATCTATCATGATTACCCGGAACATATACTACTACAAGTTCCTCACAATATTCTTTGATATAATTTATTGCCCAATGCATTGCATCAAATGCCTGCATGTAAGCATCTGTTGCAGACATACAATTATCAAGAGGTGTTCCACTTGTTGTTGTACCAGCAAAAGTATCCATATTGATTAAGTCACCGCCTACCACAAAGTACAATACTTTAATGTTATGTGATGCTACACCTTTGTTCAATAAATTTTTTATAGTATCTTCAAAATCCTTATCAATAGTTTCATTTCCTTGTTTTCCAAAATGAATGTCTTGTAAAGATATTATTCCACATACATCTTCTTTATTAGAGTCATGGAATTTATTTGTGTTAGTTGTTTTATAAACCTTTGGTTTCCAATTGTTTAACAGATTTATTAATAAATCTTCTTTAGCATTTTCTTTAATTTTAGTTATTAAAGCTGAAACTCTCCAATGGTCTCCCATTTGTTTATTCCAATATTGTGATAACTTCCAGACTTTTGTATCAATTTGTAAAAGTTTGATTATCTCTTCTGCTGTCTTTGGCTCATATGTAAATGAACCTGATATTGTTGATTGACCCTTTTCTAAGTCTACAGATTCAGCTATTGCTGGGTTTTGTCTGTAAGAAGATTTTTTAAATTTATTTGATATTTGTTCTTTAACCTTAATGTATTCTTCCTCTGATATTCCTAATCTTGATGCGCAATAAGCCGGTGATTTCTTCCATTTTAATGACTCAAGTATTTTATTTTTTAAATAACTCATAGAATCTTTTTTAAAATTAATTATACAAATGTAAAAATTTTATTATAAAATTGCAGGTTTATTTAAAAAAAAAGAGACTGAGTTACCCCAGCCTCTTTCAACTCCTGTGATAGAAAACCAACAAACCATCACTCTTGTTGTTTTTTTTAATGTTATACTGCTAGGGTAGAGAATAGTATTTCAATTGGTTTACATGCTGATGAATTACCTGCATCTACTACTTTTACTTTATATGCTGAACTAGCTAAAAGGTTTGTTATTGTATAATTAAATATAGTTGGAACAATTGGTACTGGATTAGCTAAAATCCATGTGGTTGGAGCAATCTGAGTATTATAATAAATATTTACTCCAGTGCTTCCACTCCAAGTACCATTCCACAATACTGATGCTGTACTACTAGTAATAACACCTGCATATACATTAAACGGATCATGTTGTACATCATTAGAAGTACATGCTCCTAAACCATTAGATAAAATCATAGCAAACTTTTGTATAATAGAATCAAGTCTTTCACCTTTATTTATTTGTAATAAAGTTCCGGGGTTTCCTATTTGAAAAGATGTACCACAATAGCTAACGCATTCTGCACATTGTACATCATCACATCTTTCACTACCAACACTACAGTCAGTATATGTACATGGGTTAGTTAGTGCTGTATCAGCACAACCACATTTACTACTACATTTTGAACAATTACATGCCATCTTTATATTTTATTTTAATTAAGTTAATGGTGGTGTTGTTGTTGCACAACCGTTAGTGATTAATGAATTTACTGTAGCTGTTGAATAAGACGCATTCCATGCTCCATTTGTTGCTGTTGCAAATACTCTCCAAGGATAAGTTGTTGTACCTCCTGGTGGTGTATATGTTAAATCAACACCTGCACCTAATACAAAGCATTTAATACCTTGATTTAAACAAGTCTGTGCTAATGATGCTAATCTAGTAACATCTGTAGCATCAAAATTATCATCAGTACCACTTGGATAATCATCTGTATAAATAAGTACATATTTAGCAACATTAGTTCTAAATGCACCTGCAAAATTTAAACCTTCAACAACAAATCCAAGAGCCAAATCTGTAGGTTCTGGACTACCATATCCATTACCTATAGGCCAATATGTTGGTGCAGCTCCTGTATCAATTTTATTTAATTGAGTTGTAAATGATGTAGTATTATTTGTAGCAAATTTTTCTACTGCTGTAATAAATTGATATCTTGGTGAACCAGCATAAGAACCTGTATTTGTAATTTTTTGATTAGCTGGTAATGCTAAATAATCTACTGAAGTTGCATAAGTTGGTGTTGAAGTATCTCCTTCATCTGCTAATACTAATGCTAATCTATAATCATTAGTTCCAGAAGCTGCTTGTATTGTGCTTATTGTAGATGGAATACCTGCTTTAATAGCAGAAATAGTAGTACTCATACTTCCAGTATAATCTAATAAGAATACAACATCTAATCCATTACTACATGGAGCAGCTGCAGTCTCTGTTGTAAATGTTACTATTTGTGTAGTACATACTTGTGTTTGACCACCAATTTGAACAGTTACTCTAGTGTTATATGCTGTACCAGCAACTAAACCTGTAAATGCTTTTACTACTGTAGCACCAGGAGCGTTTTGAGTAAAGGTGGCTGCAACAACATTTGTTAAAGAATTAAGAATATCTATAACATAAACTGCTGATGATCCTAACATATTTGTAAATGTAACAGTAGCTCCTGTTGTTGTAATTGCACTCATAACTGGTGTTGGACAAGGTACAACTCCCGCAACTGATTTAACTATAACATCATTACATGTATCTCTACCATCTGTAACACAGAATGCTACAGTAGTAGTTAATGGACCATAAGTATTTAAACCTGGTAATGATATAGTAACTCCACCCGCAGAGTTTTGTAAAGCTGAAACACTTACTGTACTTGTAATTGCAACATTATTGCTATCTCTAACAGTAATAACTGTACTACCAGCACAATCATTAAATGTTGCTGGTATAACAGATCCAGTACCTGTTGTATTTTGGAAATTAAAGTTAATGCCTGATATAGTACCAGTACTGCTTATTACGTTAGTTGTATTGTAACCAAAAGTTACACTAGAACATCCTGAAGGACAACAGTTAGTTTGAATGCTTGAAATAGCTTCATACATATCACATAACACAGCCCATATATTTTGTGTGCTTTGTGCTAAATTTACTGGAGTATTATTCCATCCTGGTATTGAACCATATGATACTGATGAATTAGCTAATGTAGTAGTGGTTGATAATATACATGATCCTTGACTTATAGCAGCATTAATTGCAGCAGGTAAACCTACAGCTGTTTCTAATGCACAAAATCTTACTTCTAAAGCAAGTAGTAAAACAGATACATCTGTTAGTACTCCTACATTAATTATACATGTAGGAACAACCTGTGTTTCTGCTGTAGCTCCTGTACATGGTAATACACATGCTTCTAATGTTGTTATTCTAGTGTTGTAGTTATTTAAAGTTGTTTCAATATAAACTATTGTAACAAGTATATCACAAACTTGCTGTGCTATTAAAAGAGTAAAGTTATCTAAACGTAATTGTGTAACTGGATTACCTGATGCGTCATCATAGACTAAACATGCAGGCAATGTCATTATAGGAAGATTTGCTTTAACTAGTTCTGAGTTAATTGTAGTTCCTGTATTTTTCTCACATATAGCATCAACCATTTGTTGTAAAACAGGAACTAATGTAGTAGGTGTTGTACCAGGAATATTAAGACATGATAAGTCTAAACCTGTTAGGTTAGGATTAGCAGCAACGCCATCTTCAATTAATGAGCATACTAATTCAGCTAGTTTAGCTGTTACATCACTAATTGTATCACCATTACATAGGTTTATACAACTAATATCCGGCCCCTGCCAAATGACACAATTGGATGAAATGGTATCACATCCGTTTGTTGTATTACTTGAATTTGTTGGTATCATAAATATTTTATTTACTATAATGTAATAGTTTATTGTGCTCTATACAATTATAATATACAAAAAATTTTATAACCAAACAAGAAAAGTTCAGTTATAAAATTTTTTATAAAATATTTACGTATAAAGAAATTACCCTAGCGGGTTGGCAGAAGGGTCAATTGGTGCAATTGTACCATCAGATAAGTTAACATTAACCTGACCATACTTCTCTTCTAATGTTTTTGCAACTACATCCCATTCAGCCTTAATTTTAGAATATTCAACAAACATGGCTTGTTTAGCCAATTCAGCATTACCTAAATTTAAAGTAATGTTGTTAATCTTTTGTTGAACATTAACTAGATTTTCTAGTTCTTCTGCTGTAAGTTTTTTAACTTCAACAGCTTCTTCTTGTGGTAACTTTGTCTTTGCCATTTTTATTGGTTTTAAATTGTTTTTTAATTATGTTACAAATATATAACTTATTTATGATTTCCAAAAAGTTTTATCAATTATTTTAGTTCCATTGAAGTTTTGAATAATCAAAGCTTTCATTGATTCCACATGTTTATCAGATATTCTGCTAACCATATAGTCTATGATTTCTTGTTTTGTTAGAGTTTTATAATCACCTGTTTCTACTTTATTAGAAAGGATCCCATCTTTAGGTATTAAGATTGTACCACTAACCGGGTAACTTTCATCATTTAAAGTACCTATAAGCTCATAGGTAATTTGAGTAATTATATTAGTAAGGTTGTTAATCTCAATGTTTTCTATATCCCAACTATACTTGATCTCAATAATTGGTTCCTCTACAAATACAGGTTTTACAATTTTACTTATTGCTTTAACTTCTTTAATAGGTTTTTTAGCAATAGGTTTTGCTTTAATAGCAACTTCTTTAACAACTTCTTTTTTTACAAGAGTTTTTTTAATAATTGGTTTTTTCATAACTATTAGTCTTTATTAATAGATATGATATATGAGTCAATCATACTATCATATCTAACTTTAAGTTTTAATTCTATATCAGAAACACGTGTTTCACCAAGTGCTGCTTTTACCCAAACAGTAATAGTCTCATTTGTTAATTCTTCAAAATTAACAAAATTAGTTATATTTTCTGTATTTAATATTTGCACACCTAGTTTATCAACTGATTTTGGTGACTCAGATAAATCTTCATCATCAATGCATGTTACTTTATAATGTACTTTACATACTACATTATTAAATGTATCTAAGGTTGGTAAAACCTCAATCATATTGCAATCCCAAATATACTTTGTCATATCTTTTTATTTATTTAAATTATTAAAAACATCCACCTACTTCTAAAACTTGTCCAGAATCTAAATCAGATATTAAAAGCCAATTAAATGCTGGAACACATTCTTCTATGTCCATTCCATAAAAAAATTGAGCTTTAAAACCCATTAAAGGTACTGTTCCTGCAGAGTCTGTATAAACAAAATCTCCAGGTTCTGGTAACGCTCCAATTCCATTATGCCAAACTGGTGTACAACAAGATGGTCTCATCTGACAAACCTTTTGCGATAAGTTAGTTGGAGGTTGACTTACAAAGAATAATGTCAAACCACCACCAGGACCATAACCATAAAATTCAGATACTGAATCTGGTGATGTAAATCCAGCATTAGCTGACATAGTCCCTAATGAGTAAGGTGAATCAACACCTATTACACTAGCTATATCTGAAAAGCTTAAAGGTCCACTTAATGGTAATGACATATCTTATTAATTTTCAAATGGTAAAGGTGGTGTTACATCTACAGGATTAACAATCAAATTAATTTGATTATCCAAATCAGCAGTTATTGCAGGAACATTTAAGCCAGCTTCTAACCAACCAATTATTTGTTCTTTAGTTAATTGATCATAAGGTGTAAAATCTTCTGCACTTGGTGGTGATACTAATAAACCACCATAAGTTAAAGCCATTACGCCCTCTTCATTAATAGCACTGTATCTCCAATTTACATTGTATACAACATCTTGTAAGTTGTCTTCATTTATTTTGCAATCTAATGATGCAATAAACCAGGTATATGTGTTCATATTATTTGATTAATTTATTTACTAATTCTTTTAGTTCATCTATTTGTTTTTGTTGTTCTTTAATAGCTTCAAACATAACAGCTACAGCATTCTGATATTTAACAGCTTTAGTTCCATCTTCATTAGTAACAACTAATTCAGGGAAAGTAAGTTCTAACTCTTGTGCTATAAAACCAATATTGTCTTTATGACCACTATCAATTCTGTCATATAGTACACCTCTTGATTTTTGTACTCTTTCAATTACATTTTCAATAGGTCTAATATTTTCTTTAACTGATTCATCAGAAAATGCTACAATATCATAATCAGCATATATAGAAATATTTCCATTTTGTGATCCTACATGTAATGGATAATCAGGTAATGCACTAATGCCAACAAATGAACCATTACTTCTTATAGAAGTACCACCATAATAATAATAACCATCACTATAATTTAACATAGCAATTACTTCATCACCAGCTGTACCATATAATCCTATATCAGTACCTAAAATACCAGGACTTCCAATAGCACAACCATAACCACCACCATAAGCATAAAGTAAATAACCATTTACTGAAGTTGTAGCATATATGTCACCATCTACAGTTAATTTAGAATAATTTAATTCACTTGTCCCAATAGTAACATTACCTGAACTATTAACCCACATTCTTGGTAAAGGACTTGATCCAGTACCAAATGCAGCAGTCATAAATTTTAATTTACCACCACCACCATTACCTGTACCAGCTGTTCCAACTGCAACAGCTTCAATAGCTGCAGTAGTATATCCTACAGTTGCATCATCTTTTCCTGTAAATTGTAATCTACCTAGTACACTACCGGCTAATATATTTGTATTAAGACTTCTTATATCTATAACACCACCTGCAGCATTTGCAACTACAAATTGTGGTGCAGAACCAAAAGTAGGTGTACCTACATCAGTTGTACCAATTAATACATTTGTACCATTATCAAATATAGCTGAGTTAGTTAAACTAGTTGTACTAGTCCATTTAGTAATATAATTAGCTGTACCAGAACCATCTACTGCACCTGCACCAATTGGAATCTCTATAATATTTCCAGAACTATCTACTGCTAATTTTTGTGTAGCTGTTCCTACATATGTTCCAATTCCATAACTATTGAAACGAACTGATCCTGAATTTAATACTGTTACAAGATCACTACCACTTAAGTTTTTAATTAAAACACCAGTTCCTAATGATTTAATTACTGTATTGTCACTACTAGAATATACACTAGCATATATACTTCCTGATGTACTTGTAAATCTAAGACCATATCCATTTTGAAAAGCTATTGACCCAGCCTGAATATTTAAAATATCAGAAAAGTTCATTGTTGTACCACCAATTCTTATCTGACCAGCATTGTTAATTCGCATTCTCTCAACCATAGTACTAGTATTATCTGGTGTAGTAAAGAATCCTAATCTACTTGGTAAATCATTAGCTCCACTTGTAGCATCCATAGTTGCTTCAACTTTTGCAGTCATTATAAACGATGCAGTGCCACTATTGTAAGCACCAAATTCTACTCTACCAATAGCAGTCCCAGAACTTGGGGTTGTAGGTGAAACTAAAGTACCAGATGCTCTTGATAGTCTAAGTCTAGCAGTAGCTCCATAGTTTTCTGAATCAATATCACCACTAAATATATCTAAATCATTATTTACTCTAGTGTATTGTAAATTTGTTGGACTACCTGTTACGGTTAATGCTCCATTAATAGTTACAAGAATGCCATCATCATAAATTAAACTATTACCAAAAGTAGTAGTTCCTGTAAATTTAGATACATAGTTTATTGTACCAGTTCCAGTTGTATATCCTGAGTTATTTGTAAACTGAGATATGTTCATTGATGTTAATCCATCTGCAACTCTTGTACTATCTACTCTTACTCCGTAAGTGTTAACTCCATTCCACCCCATTAATGTTGGGAATGTGCCTGTCCAGTTATTTTGTGGATTTGTATTATTACAAGCTCCACCACTTGGGGTAGTTGAATTAGAAGCATCAAATATTACGTGACCATTGCCATAATTTTTCCAAGCCAACATCCCTACAACATTATTAATAACTCCTGTACCAAGCCAATTACTTTGACCACTAGATAAAGTATTTGCTGTTGTTGCATTACCTGCATCAAGAGCATATCCTGCTGTATCAGCATAGTCAGCATATGGAGTACTAGTTGCACTACCCGTTATACTAATTGACCATGTACCACTTGCAGCTCCTCCTGTTAAAGTTGGTGAATAATTATTATAATTACTTGAAGAAAGCATTGTTTGCCAAGCATTCCATGTAGCATTAATACCATTTCTTAGCAATAACTGTGCAGGACCTGATGCATTTACACCACTTTGATTAGCAAAAGCTAATTGATAAGATGAATCACCAGTACTTATACTTGTACCATCCCATGGTCTATATGTCATTACACCAGCATAATTACCAGTAGCTCCTGTAACTGAACTTGCAGAAGCAAAATCATATTGTACAGCACGTGGTGGATTACCGTTAGGTAATTTATTACTAGCAACTCTATCACCATCAGGTGAAGAAACATATAAAGAAATAGTTGCATTACCTGAGTTAGTTGCATAATTGGCATTAGTTGCATAACCCGCATCATCAGCATAATTTGCAAATGCTGCACTAGCTGCTGCACCCGTTATATTAATATTCCAAGTTCCTGAAGCTCCACCACCCGTTAAAGTTGGAGCGTATGAAGTGTAGTTGCTAGAATCTAAAACAGTTCTCCAAGCCTGCCAAACCCCACTATTTTTACCTCTTATTGCAATCTGTCCTGTTCTATAATCACCAAATATTTGATGTTGCCAAGATACACTATATGCTTGAGAATATAACGCACCATCTGATTGACCAAGTAATGCAACAGCAGTATAGCTTATACCATTACTATTAATAGTATCAGGTGCTGTTGATGAATTAGAACCTGTATTTGTAAATGCCCAGTTATCAATTGTATCAGCATTTCCTGCATTTGTTGCATATGTTGCATTACCTGTAATATTTATTCCCCAAGTACCACTTGCACCTGTACCATTATTTTCAGGATATCTTCCGTCTAAATCTACAGTTAAAGTAGATAAACCACTTCTTCCTAAACCTAAAATACCTGTTCCAGTATCCCAAGTTAAAGTAGTTGGATAATTATTAGTATCTGATGCAGATATAGTTATTGTATCAGTTGTTGCATTAGTAGTGATGGCAATATTAGAACCATTGACAAAAGTTAATGTATCATTATTAGAATCAGCAACTATTGTACTTTCGCCTGCAGCTGCAATATTTTTAAATATAGCTTGAGAAGAACCCAAGTCTGTATTTGTAATAGTAAGTGTACCTGATGAAGTAATTGTTCCTCCACCACTTATTCCTGTACCTGGAGTTATTGTAATAGATGTTACAGTACCCGCTCCAATATCAGAACGCACTTGTGTGGCGGTTCTATATTTAACTAAACCACTATCTGAAACTAAAAATACATTAGATGCTGTAGATAAGTTGGCTATAGTTGATACAGTTAATGTACCTGCTTGTATATTTTGACTGGTTAAAAATCTTATTGCCATCTATAATTTTATTTTATATTGGTACCAAAAGTACAATTTTTAATTTATAAAAAAGGGGGAAACCATGAATTTATGAAATCCCCCCTTAATATAAAAGTGTTATTTATCCTATTTTAATAATTAATATTTTGATAGGATTTGTAGGAACAGCACCAAAAGTAACAGTAACTGCATTTGAACTTGTTCTAACTACATCTGCATAAACAGTTTCAAAAGTAAGTGAATCATACAATTGTACCATTACATCAAATGAGTTCATATTATGTGATACAACACCCGATGCAGCAAGAGATGTTTTAAATTCTCTACTTGTTATAGCAGTATTAGCTACTGAAGTTGCATTAGAAATCAATTGTGCCGGAGTAACAGCTTTAGTAGTAACTGAACCAGCAGTTGCTTCAACATCTGTTGCAATTAAAATTACACCAGGATTAGTTGTACTTGATGACTGAATGTATTCAGTAGTATATGATGTAATTACACCATTTGTTAATGTAATATCATTAAATACTAAAGTACCAAATGTGCTATTATTTCCAATGTTAACACTTGCTGTTGTACCAACAGTAGGGTTATAAGATCCTGTAGTTTGCGTACCTAAAATTACACCACCATTTTTAATGGTAACCTCACCAGCAGCACTTACAGCAAAACTTGCAGCAGCAAAGCTAGCAATACCTACAGTAGTTGTAGTAGCTAAGTCAATGTTATTTTGTACTCTTGTCCAGTCTCCTAATACAGTTGGAGTATTAATGTTTGCAATAAGCAAATCACCTACTCTAACTTGTTCTCCAAAGAATACACCATCTACTGTAACAGTATATGTAAATCCTTTATTAATAGTACCTGTAGGAGGTACATCTAAATTAGGTGTATTTGTAGATGCATTATAACCACCTTGATAAATTAATGCACCAGAACCAGCAAATGTAGTATCTACGTAGTTTTTAGTTGCAGCATCTTGAGCATTTGTTGGGTTAACAACATTAATTAATTTAAATGTATTAATATTTAAATCTGCAGAAGGTGTATCTAATTCACTTATTGATATTGCACCAAGTTGAGACTTTTCAGCATTATTTGTTATAAAATTATGTAGTAAAATATAATCTTGAGCTACTCCAGGTAATCCAGCAGGTGCTGCATCTATAATGTTACCTGCAAATGTGTATTTAACAGCAATTGTACCAGTAGAAGTAATAGGACCACCAGTTAAACCAGCACCCGTAGCAATATTTGTTACAGTACCTGTATATTGGTCAGTTGCATTAATAGTTAAGTTTGCTTGTGTACCTGTAATAGAAACGTTAGTTCCTGCAGTAAGTGCTAATACCCCTGTATTCACAATAGTTACAGTTGGATCACCAGCACCTGCAGCTACTGTACTTGTAATACCAGAACCTGCAAGGATTCTTACCAATGCACCATTTCCAACATTTTGTGCAAGTCCCGTAGTAGCACCAATAGACCAAGAATAAGCAGCAGGAACAGATGCCCATGTATTATCACCTCTTAAATAAGTAGATGCGCTTGGTGTACCCGTTGCACTTAAACTAGCTGTAATAGCAGGAGTTGTTGTTCCAGTAGCTACTGCAGTTGAAATAAATGTAGAGTTAACACCAGTAACGTTTGTTACAGTACCATCAGCACCAAATCCAGGGAATGTGGAAAGTAAAGCTTTCTTAATTGTACTATCTGTAGCATCACTAAACCATAATGTATCAGCACCAACTGGAGTAGCTGTTGTTGCAGCTAAGATTGCATTTGAAGCACCAGCATAAAGAATGTTTACTGTAGGAGTAATAGTAGCAGTTCCGGTAATAGAAATACCCGTACCAGCAACTACTGAAGTTACCGTACCTGCAGCAGAATCAGTTCCTGTAATTGTTAATGTGTTTGCACTTGTTCTTGTAACAACAACAGTACCTGCACCAGTTAAAGTAACATCATTGGTAGTAGAATCACTACCCGTTAATCTGATTGCAGTTCCTGTTGGAGCTGTAGCCAAAGTATATGTTGTATTAAAATCTGTTCCTGATTGAATTGGTACCCAACCTGCAGCAGTTTTTAACTGTAACTTATCTGTTACTGTGTCATAATAAATTTGTCCTTCCGTTGAGGTTCCAGGAACTGCACCTAAGTTCTGAATTACAGCAAACTGTAGTTCATTTTGATTTAGATTTATACTACTTAAATACTTGATTGCCATGATTATATTTTTTTAGTTATTTTTTTTTAATTTAAATATGCATATCCTGCAAAAGCAGAACTGAATGTTATTGTTAATGTATGTGAACTATTATAAACTATATCTCCAACTACAACATGATTTAAATTATCAACTACTGTCACTGATGGAAAACTTTCTAAATTATGGTTTATAACCCAAACTGCTAATGGCACATCTTGTGTGTGTATATAAGTTCCTGTATTACATAAAATATTCTCTAAATCAATTATTGTACAAACATTAGTAGGTACAACTGGACAAGCCATACTTGCTTCAGTATTGATTATTGCCAATGGTTCAATAAATATACCCATTATTCCACTATCAATAACTACTTTATTAGAGGCACTATTTTGCCAATCACATAAATACTTATTTAAAGTTGCTGTTTCAAAATCAACATAGCAGCATGGTTCTATCCCAAATTTAATTTCTTTAAAATTTGTATATGCTTGTACTGCAAAATTTTGTTCAGTCTTAATTCTTTTAATAAGTGCTTGCTCCATATTTATTTATTTCTCAGATCTCTAATTTGTTGAGCTGCTAGTTCTAAATTTAAATCTCTTGTAGGTAACTCCTTTAAAGGAGCTTGACTACTTAATTTTTTATCAGTCCATTCATTAACACATGTTTTACATATGGCTGTTCCTTGATCATCAAATGCTTTTTGACAACCACAGGTAAACGTCTTATTACAATTTGCACAATTCATATTAATTTATTTTTGGTTTATTTAAATCTTTATAATATACTTTTAGTATATACTATTAGTATAGGTATGTTTTGCCACCACAATTTCCTGATGGGCAAATTACTTTATTTAATCTATCTTTTGCATAATTGTATAACTGCATGCCTTGAGCTGAAGATTGACAATATTCAACATTAGCTACAGCAGCATCAATCATAATCTTAATATAACTCATTTCATTTAAAAGTTCTTGTTTATATGATTGAGGTTGACATGCTTGAATATCTAGATCACATAATACTTCATAGTATTTTGTCATCAATCTAGTTACTCTTAAATGATTATATTCAACATAAACTTTTAAATTAGGAGAAACACTATACCTAACAACATAAATTCCATCAGGAATCTCTTGTTGTATAGTTCCACAATTAATATTTTGTATTGCAAGTGTACATGCTGTTAAGCACATATCAAAACCTTTTGTTACTTTTATTAATACAGGTACTGTAAATCCAGGAAGTGTAATTAATAATTCCTCACAATCAACAGCAAGTTCTGAAGAATACTGACTAGTATCTTTAATACATAAAAGATTGCAGTTAGATACTGTTGGTATTTCTAAGCTTAATATATGTTTGTCAGCCATTTTTATATTTATTTTAATACACTATATATACAATATACAAAAAAATTAGTATAAAGAAAAAAAAAAGAGTAGGAGTTTTTGGCCCCTACTCTAAATTTTAAAAAATCAACCTCTTAAGGTATATTGATTACCAGTAAGAGTTAGTTTCTAATGCAATGTTATTACCAGCAGTATTTGCTAAAGCAACTACTTTGTTAACTAATGCTAATACATTTGTGTTAGCAGTTGTATCAGAGCATTTTACATATATTTGGTAAACATATTGATCATTATCAAACACACCACTTGGGTTGTTAAATCTTGGAACAGTATGTTGAATATAGTATGCTTTATAAATAGCAGATCTATCTACAGCAGCTAAAAGCTCATCAGACATTTCAATTTCTCTGATTCTTGCACTATCAGTATTTCCTTGGTTAAAAGGAGACTGTCTGTATGATTCAGATAAAATTAAATCTCTAACTACATTTTCACCTTGAGTTTGTTGCATTTGACCAGGAGTGCTTGTAGCAACACCACAATCATTACATGGATTTCCAGTTTCATCAAGAATAGAAGCAATGATAACTACAGGTTCAGCGTTAAAATGATCTCTAGTATCAAATGAACAATTACCAAACTTAGTATCAACATAAGCTCCTACAAAATTAACTGTAGCACTAACTTTAGTTGCACCATTAGGATCAGTTGAAGGAACATAATTTCCAGAAGTAGCTGTACCTAAAGTTTGAGCAATAGTATATACAGACTGTACACTTACAGCACCAGTAGTTGCAGTAACTACAACACCACCAGCAGTAAGAGCAGTAACTGTTAAAGTTCCACCAGTTCCACCAGCAACTGTTAATACATCACCTACTACATATCCAGCACCACGTGCAGCAACGCTATAAGTAGCAATAGCACCAGTTGTTACAGTTAAAATATTAACTTTAAAACCTGATCCAGAACCACCAGTAGTAGCAACACCAGAAGCAACAGAGTATCCAGAACCACCAGCTAATGTAGCAGTCAATACACCATTAACGTCACCTTCAGCAACAAATGGAGTAATTAAAGGATTAGCAAGAACCATTTGAGCCATAGTAGCAGAAACTAATGCCGGATCCAAAAATTCTTGTCCATCAATACAGCAAATGTTTGCACTATCACCAATAGAATAAGCATTGTGATTTAAGAAACGCAATGTTGGAGAACCCTTAACATCCATTCTCATGAATTGAGTTTTTCCACAAGGAGCGCAATTAGATGCTAATGACAAAGAAGCAGTAGATTGTTGAGCCAATAAACAATTGGTAACCCATACTCTTGAAATAAATTTAGGATTAATACCTTTTGATTTAACAGATTCCTTGTAACCACCGTTACCTGGATTGTTTCCAATAGTATCTTTAGTGTAATAGCTACCTTGTACAAGATAAGCTAATGAGTTAGCAGGTAAAGTACCTCCAGAAATAGCAATTGTTTGCCATGTTGAATCAGTAACTAAACCTAGCTGTCCAGCAGTTAATGCTGAAGTTGCAGTACCTGCAGCCGCTTGGGTTGAAGTAGCAACAAACGTTTTGTAAAACGCATGATTAAAATAAGCCATAATTTTTGTTTTTTGTTGTTAATAAATATATAAATTTGTACTACGTGTACATATACAATATAAGCAAAACTTTTTAATTTCCAATTATGATAAGAAAATTAATTTATATTTTGCAGAATTAATTGAATCTTTTACAAGATCCAAGTTGTTTACAATTTCTGAGTAAGGCATAATTGATTGTAATTCTACCACCTCTTCTGTCAATTCTCTTAAATATACAATTGCCTCTTTTACACTATTTAATACTATAGGTGCATCATTTTCATATTTTAATAATGTTTCAGATGCTCCCTGAAATCCTTCAGCTAATGTATCTGCGTGACCATGCATTGTATCATATAACTCATTTAAAGCTATATGTTGTGCATATGAACCCACACCTGTAATTTGTAAATGTAATTTATGCAAACTAGTAGCTGCATTCATTAAAGCTGTAACTACTTGAGCTGTTTCTTGACCTAATTCAGCATTGGGTCTTTTTAAAGTTTTTTCACTTTTTTCTTCAGTATTTTTAGTTTTTAATGCTCTCATGATTAGTTATTTCTTTCAGCAGAACCTTGGCCCCTTTGTTGTTGATAAATATTCTCTATATCTCCTGCAATAAGTGAAGCTGTGTCATCTAATAATACCTCAACTACATCATCTTTAAATTGACAAGGTATGTTAGCTGTACTAACAACTCCTGTATATGGATCAACACAACCTAGTATTTGAATATACACTGGTTTTTGATAGTAAGTCAATACAGGATTTACAATATTAAAATCTTGTTTTCTATAGATTCTAATTTTGTTTCCCAACATTGTACAAAATGTTTCACCCCATTCAAAGTTTGGATCCTTCAATGGATCTCTTAGTAATAGAGAAACATTAGCTTCTTCAGCTAAATATACAGTCATTGATCTAGGAACAGGACAACATTCACTTGTAGCATCTGTACTTACTCTTTTGTATTCTAAATAAGTACTCACTGGAAAGTTATTTGTTTCAAAGTACTGATCAGTTACAACACCTGTTAAAGATAACTCTCTCAACAGGGGTTGCAAATCATCAATTCTTCTTTTAGATAATTCATCACCCTCTTTATACATATTACCACCATGCAAATTTCTTCTGCACCAGTCAACTTGTACTTTATTAAATGCTTCAACAAACTGCCAACATTCTATGTTATCATAGTCTTGGCTATCTAGTTTATTTAATCTCTGCTTTAATTTAATTAAGAGTGTGTTATTATCCATTTTTTATATTTTAGGAGTTCCAGTACGGCTCTACTTTATTAAGTAATGACATCAATGTTTCTTCATTCTCTGGATTTTTCAAAAATTCTAAACATTCAGATGGTGACTTACCTAATCTAATTCCACTATCAATTGGTTCAATCCAACCTCCAGCTTTAGTAGTAATAAATCTATAATATAAAGAGTCTTTAATCAAAGCTCTTATTTTTAATTCTTCCATTGATAATAAAGATATCTCCAAGAATTGTGAAGCTGCTCTTTTCTTTGAAGACTCAGCACCATTACCATGAATATACTCATCCATGTTTTCATAAAGAATATCATTAGGTGTATTTTTCACATACTGTACACTATCAGCATCACAGATTTTAGCAACATACATTAATTTTGCAGCATTTGAGTCATACATTTTTTGTAGTTCAACTAATGCTTTGTTTTTTAATTTACTAAGTTCTGTTCTAGTACTTAATGTTTCTTCCATTGTATCAAGATAGAATTTAGGTGGATTACCTGATTCTCTTGCTTCTCTTAATGATTTTGCTACAATAGAAAAACCTCCCGCATGAATAGCATGTAATTTAATTAAGTCATAAGGATCTTTATCTGGATCTAAAAATACAGGATCATTACCACATCTTAAACTAATCTTATCCCAAAACTTTGAATTATCAGGCTTCATTACTGTAAGCTTGTTCCAAAAATCTTTGTCATCAACAGCAACAACATTAGCAGCTAATTCAGCTTCTAATTGAGAAACAACTTTTCTAATCTCTTTGATCTTTGCTTCCTTTTCTTTTGCAGGTAACATTTTTACATCAGGAGCAAATTCATTTAATCCTGTAACATAACGTTTAACCCCATTCATTTCTAAACAAGCTAATGTTTCTTCATGAAATACTCCATCATGCAAAGCTAATCCGTAATGCTCTAAACCCATGTTCTCTTTTGAAGAGTTAAAATAAGGGCGTATAGCAATAGTTTGACTTTTTGTTTGCTGATACTTTTCTACAATTGTGTAATCATTCATAATTTGGTTTTCTTTAAAATTTAATAATTGTTTTCTCATTGTCAAAAGTACATAATTATGTACAATTTATTATTATTAATATTTCTAAAGTAAGGTTTTTATTCTTACTCTAGTTTATTTGACTTAAGCCGCGTAAACAATTTTTAATACTCCTGCTGTGTGATACAAATCTCCATTACCTAATCCTGCTGCTTTTGCCGCAGCATTATCTGCATAATCTCTATCTAGTATATCTTTACCTACAGCTTTTGAGGCAACTATCTCAGAAACATTTAAGTTTGAAAACTCATATGTTTTGTTTGCTTTTTTTATATCTAGTGCCATTTTCTTTATATTTTAAAAATTAAAAAAAGGGAGGAGCTTTTACCCTGCCTCCCGTTTTAATTATTGATTATTAGAATGATCCACCAGTAATTGGGTTTCTCATTACAATTTTCAAGACTTTAGTTGGATCCTTAACCCAAATAGCAGGCATAGTTTGTGACATCATTACACGGTATCCGTTGAAGTTACCAGTAGATGCAAAACCTTGAGTTCTTCCCATGTAATCCATAGTTCCATTTTGGTAGAACCATTTCAATTGATTATCCCAAGATAATTTCAATAAATGGATGTTATCATTTCCTTCATCTGTTACGTCAAAGATAATGAAGCTATAAGAACTTAATGGACGGCCATCAATTAATGGATTCTCAATATCATTAGTATTCAAGTTATCAAACGCAGGGTTCAATACAAACTTAACGTTAGCTAAGAAAGGAATAGTAAATGAAGTGTAAGCAAATCCATAATCTAGATCCATTCCAGAACCTTTAACAGCTCCAATATCACTAGCATTTTGTACTAAACCAGAACCATATACTTCATCAGCAATAGCTTTGTTGATCAATTGCATACCACCAATACCTGTTTGAACAACAAGTGATCTTTGTGGATCTGGACCTTTGAACTCAACTTTACCTTGGTAGAAGTTATACAATTCAGATTTAAACATATCAAGTGTGAAAGAAGACTTGTTGTAAACTCTTTTGAATGAGTTATCCAACTGTGCCCATAATCCCACAGATAATCTAATATCATCTGGACCATCTTGTTTGATTCTACCACCTTTACCCCACATTAAGTAAGTTTCAATGTCAGAAGCAATTTTAGATAAATGCGCAGCTTCCATGTTTGTGATAAATGTTCTAGTCAATGAACCATTTTCAAATGCTTCTCTTGCACCAGCTTTACCCATGTTAGCAATTAATCCTTCAATACTAGGTACAGCAGGATCATTGTTTGCACCAAAGTTTCTCCAGATTTCAGTTACAGGTACAGTACCATCTGCATTCAAACCACCTTTGATCATAAGATCAGCACGGCTAGAAATAGAATAATGTACGTGTGCTTCAGCTCCTCCTACAAAGTTGTAGAACTCACGGAAACCAGAACCTGTTTCAATGTCAGAGAATCTTTCTCCGTACTCACCTCTTGCAGAACCTTTTCTGAAGAACTTAGTACCTTTAGCTAAATACTTATTGTCTAAGCTAGCTACGTTGTTGTTGTTTACTAATTGAACAGTATAGATAAAACCGTCACCAGCAGGGATGATATCATCAGCTGTGATGTAAAGTTCTAATCCATTGTATTTGTCATAAGTGATGATATCACCATGTCCAAATGTTCTTTTAGAAATTTTAATTTTGAATGTTGTTCCATCTACACCTTTAGCGGCATTAGCTGGTTCAATGTCTGCCACAATGTATGGAAGATCTTGCGCAATAGGAGTTTGCCATTTGTACTCACCACGAGCATTGTCCACCATGATTGTATTCTTTCCACCAAATGAAGCCATTTGATAAAGAGGCATTTCAACTTTTTGAGTCATTGCCCACAAATCAATTGGTCCCATATCCATAGGTTCTGCTGAACCTAGCATCTGAGTCAAGTGATAAGAATCAACATGAGAACTTGCTTTGTAGCTAGTGTCTCTTAGGAAAATCCCATTATTTAATACTGGAGTTGCCATAATTTTTACTTGTTTTTAGTTATTAATTGTTTATATATTTGATTGTTAAATCCGTTTGAAAATGTTGTTGGTTCTAGGTAATTTTTTAGTTGGTTGTCTTCTTGTTTCTTCATCTTTATCTTGAATCCCAAGAGAACTTGAACTATGGTTACCCTGTTCTGTTTTTAGTTTTCTTACTGTTTGCTCAATACTTTGTTGAGCTCCCTTATCCATGATCTTTGCTTTATATCCTTCCGGATCTTGCAATAACCATAATGCTTCTGATATTAATTTATAATTTGGTTCTACAAATTGATACTTTTCTAATAGGTGTCCTAATAGATTAGTATTTCTTCCACTTACTGAAGGATAACTAGGTTGAACTAAACCATTGTATAACATTGCTTGAGTTTTTCTATCAACTTTAATATCTCCAAGGTTACCATCTTTCAAAGTATCATATACATTTTGCATATAAGCTTTTGATGCTTGCTCTTGTTGTTTTTGTTTTAGTTGTTGCTCTTGCACTTTTTTGATAACAATTTGTTCTGCCATCTTATCCAACTTTGGTTTAAACTTAGCAGCTTGTTGTTCAAGCTTTCCTAAATCTTTCCAAATTTCAATTTCCTCAGCAATCTCATCAGAAGTACCATAACCAGTAGCATTTAAATACTCTTTAATAATAGTCTCTTGATCTCTTTCAGATTTAATATCTAAATCCTTAGTTTCTTCTACTTGACCTAAAGTGGAAAACAAACCTTTTAAGTCGGTACCACCATCTGCCACATATCTTGCTGCAATTTGTAACTCTTCTGGTAAGCTAGCAAAAAACTGTTTAGGTGTTTCACGTCTTACTTGATTAGCTTTTTCTTCCAAATTAGCTTCAATCAATTCTTCCCAATCTTTTGCTGTATATTCATCAAAAGACTTTTCATCATCAAATGGTACTAATTTATCTTCTTTAATCATTTTTGAGAAGACATCTGAGATTCCAGAAATAGGTTTTCTACCTCTAGTCTCTTTCTTTTCTTCATCATCTTCCTCATCACCTAAACTATCAAGGATGCTTTTGCCATCTTCTTTAGTTGCTTTAGGTGTAATGTCATCATCATCATCTGCAAGAAGATCTGCACCTGATGTTGGAGTTTTACCTTTATCAGTTAAATCATCTGCATCATCTGCATCTGGATCAGCAAATGAAAAATCTGCTTTCTTATTTAGTCCTGAAAAAATGTTGTTTGTAGCTTTAGAATCTTTTCCAGATGGCAAAGTCATGTCATCACCGCTAGGTGCTGCATTGAATATTGTATCTAAGTCAATATCTAAAGTCTCTACGTTACTACTCATTGTGTTGTTTTTGGTACTCATCTTATTGTTGGTTTAATAATTAATACTTTATATATATAATATAACAATTCTTATTTTAGTTTGCACTATCCTAAACTTATTATATTTGATAATATTGCAAAGTTTTTTGCAGTATATAGCTAACGTAAATTATTTATCTTTTGGTTTTTTAACATCATACTTGTTTTTATTCTGTATGGCTATATTTAATTGATTATTTGATATCTGTGTTTGTGCTGCAATTCTTTCTCTTTCAACTTGAAGTTTCTGTGCTTCTGTAGATGACTTGCTTACCATCTCCTCACGTTTCATATTCATTTGCTCTCTATATTGAGTTGTTTGTTGAATATCTTTTAATGCATCTTGATAGTCATTTACTTTATTTTCATTTACATCAACACCAGCTCCATATCCTGCAGCTCTAATTTCAGCAATAGTAATATCATTCTGTCTGTCTTTATCAGCTTCTTGTTGTAGCATTTGAGCTTTCATTTGTGCTTCTTGCGCCTGTGCTTGTAACTGTTGTTCTTGCATTTGACGTTGTTGTTGCATTTCCTCTTGTCTCTGAGCTGTTATTCTTGCTTCAGAATCTTTTAAGATATCTGTTACCTCACCAATAGAGTCTGCTTTAACAATGTTTCCAAGTTCATATATACTAGCACCTGTTGTGTTGTTAGTTAATGCCATTTGTTTTAACTGTTCAAGAATAGCTCTATGATTTGTTTTAGTTGTAGCAAATACATTGAAGTCTCTTAGTAAAAGATCTGTACCATTGATTGTAAAGTTTACCTTTTCTGCTTCAGTAGATATATAACTTAACCTTACACTTGGATTAGTACTATAGTAGAACTGAGCTAAGTCTGTTCTCATTTGATGTACTCTTGGCATAAGCTGATCAGAGTGCTGTACAAAGTAAATTTCTGTTTGAGCATATGACTGTTGCATTGCATTAACAACTCCTGTAGCTGTTTCAGCTGATACAGCACCACCTAATCTCTGAGGATTAATTCCAATAGCATCAAAACATTGTTGTTTAAAATAATTGGCTAATTGTATTCTGCTCATCAATCTACTAGTTTGCTCCATGTTTAGAGTCTGATAGTGTTGGAAGTTTACAGCATTTTCTGTATTGGTAATTGAAGTATCAAGAGGAAGCATTTGGAAATCCTTCATTGCTACATATGCTTTAGCATAATTATTTTTACCCCAATCTTCTCCCATAGAATGACGTGGTAATGCATTCTGGTCAAACATAATTACTGTACCTAATTCATCAATCAAGATATCAGCAATTTGATTATTAACCATGTTGTATCCAACTTGATATGCTTTCATTAAATCTACTAAAGAAGTAGATCTTGTATTTCTATCAGAGAATACTCTACCTTCTACAGGTAATTTACAACCATATAAAGAATTGTTTCCTTTAAATTGGAATGGTAATCTACCTGGTTTAGTTCTATTAATACCCAAGTATATTGGATTTATTTCACTACTTGTAGAACTTTTCCACATTGCAGGTACATTTGGTCCTACTTTTACACCACCCCAGATTTCATTAATCCAGATCCAATCAAGATGTTCTCCTTGTAGTAAGGTATCTTTTGTTTTATTTTTAAATATTGATGTATCATAAACAGCTTTCTCTGTTACTTTAAATGTTTCATCAACTATCTCTTGAGTTACTTCACCATCATATTCTATCTTAGTAAGATGCCCAATTTTTCTTTGAGTCTTCCAATAAATTGTAGACACTCTCATTAAATTACCATCACCAAAATAACTTAGATCTTCACTTTCACCTAAAATTTGATTCAGTATATCACCACCTCTAGCAGGATCTGCCATGTAATTACTTGTATATTGTCTATATGCTAAACCTGGTGAATTAGTATTCCAAGCATGTGATCTTGTAGCATCATAATAAGAACCATCATTTTGATATCCATTAACTTGATACTGAGCAGATCTTGCTGGATAAATTCTTTGTAATGATTCCAATTGTTCTTGGCTCATCAAATATCCATATTTATCTACAACATCAGATACTGTCATCAAATCAATTTTACCAACATAGGCTGAGTCAGAAATATATCTTTGATCTGGAGACTTTTGATAGAATGTCAAAACAGGATTCCATAATTCAATATCATAATCATCTTCTAACATACGGAAATGCCAGAACTCTCTATCAGCAATAAGTGAATCTCTAAAACCTCTTTCCTCAAGTTCCTGCATTTTGAATCTTTCTTCATCAACATTTAATTGATGAGTTGCCCATTCTTCTACAGAACTTCTATATGACTTACTAAAGTAGTCTTCAATTTCAGGTAATGTTTTAATATTTTCAGGAGCAAGTTGTTGTTTAGCTTCATCAGATGCTGGGTCCATACCCATTTGAATCATCTTTTCTACTAACTTTTTTTCAGCATCTGCAAGTAAAGATTCTTCAACTTGCATTCTTTTTTGCTCAAGCATTTCATTATAGGATCTATCATCAACTGCTCTGAATTGTACTTTATTGTATCTTTTGGAAAACTCTCCACTTAATACATTAATTACATTTGGGATGATGGGATAAAATTTAAGTTCTAAAGCTGAATCATTTTCTTTAGTTAAAACATCCATTAAATCTTTATAGTCATTATCAGGTTCAACTATATAGTCTGTCTTATCTATAATTCCTTTAGCTAATTTATAATTTTTTAAAAGCCTTCTAGCATTTAGTTTTAAAAACTGAATACCTTGTAGTTCTAACCAATCTAAGTTCCACGCTGCCCAATCATCTGTCTTTTCACTGTAAGGTAAAAACTGAATAGGTTGCGTCAAACTAGAAAAGGTAGGTCCTTCTGTTTTTTTTGCACCGGCCTTTAACTGCATTGCATTAAGTACTTTCATTCTAAATTTAATTTAGTTAATTTATTTATAATTTTTGAAGCCTGATCTTTTTATTGTATTTCCAGCATTATTTCCAGCACGTCCAATATTCTTGAACGGACTATACTTTAATTTATACAAATTTTTTGAATTATCCAAAGATTTCTCTTCTGATTCACGTCTTTTTGAAAAACCCCTATTTGATTGTTGTATTTTTACAAAGGCTACTAAAGCTCCAAATGCTACAAGTCTATCCACGTTAAGTCCCGGATAATATGCAAGCATTTCTTTTATTAGCATTCCATCAGGTATTCTTTCAACACCTAATGTTTGATTTGTAACAATTCCACCAACATCAGTTTCTTCATCTATGACTTCTCTTAAAAATTCAATTGCATATGAAATCAAATGGCTTTTAAATAATGTACCTGTATTCTTCCATCCATACTCTTGATAAACAGTATTGTTTGAACCAAGATCTTTTAAGAATAAAATTTGTTGTTTAGGTACTAAGTATCTTTGTTTCTTTCTAGAAATCATATGTTGTATAAACAAAGATATGTTATTCTCAACTATAGTCCAGGCATTATACCATTCTATAATTAATTCTAATCTTTCATGTGTTTTATTTATGTCATCAAATCTACCACACCATGATGCTACAATTTTATCTTTCTCTAAAAATTGTTCTACATCACCAGATATCATAGTCCTTGTAACCTCTGTTGCATTCTTATAAACAAAAATACTACACAGGGAATCTGATGTAGTTGTCTTACCTTCTGATACAGGGTCAATAGAGGCGTAATAAGCCCCAAACTCAGGACTCTTGACTGGACGTTCCCAAACAACAATACTCCCCGTCTTATCCACTTGTTTCTTGTCTACAGGGAATCTACTTATTGGAAGTTTGTTTGTTCTTTTGGCAAAAATACCTTTCTCATCTCTATCTAATTCAATTAGTTCATAAGGGTATTCTTTTTCTTCAATTCTTTTTTGTTGTCTACTAAGAATACCTTGTGGAAATACAGATGCTTTTCTATAAGCAAATGCTTCAGCAATGTTTAAAGGTTTCTGAGATATCCTTAATTGAAACTGCTCACCGTTTAATTCATTCTTCCATCTTTCTCTTTCTTCATTAATTGCTACTTCAGCTTCTTTTACTAAAGAGTTTCCATAGTCATCAATGTATGGTGGCATTGACCATTGTTCTGGAATAAACAAACCTGCCATACCTATTGTACCATCTGCATCAATAAGATCTGTTTCAACAGCATAAATATCATTAGCCACCGGATTAGTAATCATTTCTTTCAAAGGATTACATTGTTCTAAATCTCCCACTGATCCAGCAGCAATAAACATACCTGTAGTAATCATACCAGAAGACATTGCAGGACGTAAGTACTCATATGTCTCAGACATCTTTGGAGCAATACCAGCTTCTTCATGAAAGAAAATTGAACAAGGTCCCCCTACTCCAGTTGTTGCATTCTTTTCAAATGAACCTCCTTGTATTTTAGACTTTAAACCTCTTGCTGTTTTTCTATTTCCAATTTTAACTTCAATTTGTTGTTGCCATAGTAAAACCTTTTCAGGATTACTTGGTCTATACCAAGCAGTATGCTCATTCAAGAATGTTTTGTATTCATCTAAAAACTTCCATGATCCTTTATCATTTATAAAATCTTTAAGTGATGCACCAATTTTACAGATACTTCCTTCCTCAAACCAATAGGTATTAATAATTTTACCCATGTGAAAATATGAAGATGCTATCTGACGTTTCTTTAATATAGCTGAATGCTTGTAATGTAGTTCTGCAAGTTGTTCATATAAAGCCATATGATACTGAGCATCACGTACTTTAGCAAAACCATATTTCTTTTCTTCTTTATCAAAGATTGGAAGAAAGTTTAACCACATGTAATAATCTCTAGTTAAATACCAGCTTTTATCTCCATCATTATAGATAACTCCTTCTCTACATTTAATCTTTTGATCTTCCCAATAGTCAGTAAAGTCTTTAGATCTAAATGGTTTATCACAATAGAATCCTTGTTTATTAAATATTTGAGCCTGCTCATTAAACTTAAAAGAAAGTTTATTAAACTCATAATGACCAGGAACATTGAATATACTTAAAACATATTCAATAAAATCCTCCCTAGTTTCAAATTCTGTAGTTGTCCAAGAATCATTTTCATATGTAGGTATGGATCTATACATACTTGAATTTTGCAAATACATCACCTTCATGGATCAGTAAGTGTTCTTCATCATCATGCATCATAGATGTTGGCAGACAATGTTCACTATATTGAACCACATCACCTATTTTAATTTCTGTAACACCCTCACCTACAGCTACAACAGTACCTTTATTTTCTACTTTTTGAGCAGCTTCAGGTATAATGATTGTAGTATTTTTAAAAAATGCTTCAGCTTTCTTTTGTTTAATTAATAATTTCTTTCCTACTGGTATTACTTGTTGTATCATCTTTTTGATTTTAATGGTTTATTATATTTGGTCATATGCTAATCCTGCACCACCACGTACAGAACTTTCTTGTTCTTGTTTCATATCAACAAAGGCTCCTTTATATGATTGTCTAATTTGTTCAAATTTAGATGCTGCATTTACCATAGAGTTTATGTTACCATCTCTACCATGTTCAATAGCAGTTACTTCCATGTACTTAGCCAATCTATCTAACATTGATTTGATTCCTTTGTACGCTCTAAAGGTAGGTGTTTCATATAACTTATAACACATATCTAGTGCATATCTTATTTTAGGATCTTCAGGAGAATCTTCTAATTGAACTTCTTCAATAATAATATCTTCTTTTTCATGTTCTGGTAGATTGAAAAATGGATTCATATCAGGGTTAGGACAGCTCATGTAAAATATGTACTGATAAATTTTTAAATAAGTATCAGGATAATTTTCCATAATAGCATTTAAAAAAGGTAGAGCATAGCAATGTTCTGATGGAATTACTTTACTGTTCTGAATATCAAATAGTCTTACTAGCATAATTAAGGTGTTACTGGATTCATATATGCCACTATTGATGCATAAGAGTTTGTACTATAAATTGGTTGTAAAATACCATTTAAATAAATTTGTATAATTCCAGGTATAAAAACTTTTCCTACAATATCCCATACATAAGATACTGCAGTAATTTTAGTGGGATCTATACTCATTTGCCCAGCACTATCTGTATTCCAATATTGATTTATTGGAGGACCATTAGGTGCAGTTGCTTGTTCTAAATAAACTTGTGTAATTGTTATACTTGCCATAATTTATTTTTAATTTTATTTATTATCTTTTAACCACATGATTAATGAATTAACTTCATCTTTTAAATAAGGAACTTCATACATTTTGATTTCATCTAAAATGGGTTCTCCATTATAGTGTTCATTTATTGGATATCCATTTGCGTCTTCACCAATCTGTTTGAACTTAACATGTTGAATTGTAAGTTTACCAATCTTTAAAGAAGGATTATGCTTTTTAATAATATACGCATAAATACTGAGCTGTAAAGAATAATGGTTTAAATTGCAATCATCTAAATGATTAACAGGTTTAAACATTTTACTTGTAATACCTTCCCAATTAGTATATCCTTTTTCTTTAATTTCTTTATTAGTCTTGTAATCATTGATGTTAATATAACCATCTACAATTTCTACTACGTCTGCTTGACCACAAATCCCTACAGATTTTAAATAAACTAAATGCTCAGGATAAACACCATCAGATAGCTTTTGTTCAGGTGCTAATTTTATCCCTTCATCATTCACAAGTGGTTTGATAATAGGTACTTCAGTTCCATTACGCTCAATAGTTTTAAAATCAAGCATGTCTGATTCTCTTTGATTATGGTAGAAGTTACCAAGAGTAACAGCTCTTTCAGTTTCATTATCCCAAGCTTGTAATATTTGTTCTACAGTCATACCATACCACTTAGAATTTTTATTCTTTGCAGATTTTTTTGCCTGTCCTTCTTTATCAAACTTAGGTTTGAACTTACCAACAAGTGAAGTAACACTTATCCATTCAATGTTATCTTCCTCTATACTTTCATAAGTATGGCCATCTTCTTTAAATATAATAGCCATTACTTTGCTTTTAAAAGTTCATTTGCACCAGTACTTATTTCTCTATTAGTTGTACCTAATATAGGATCATTAGTAGTTGTAGAAACATAGTATGGATTTGTTGTGCTTCCATTTGGTACTCCATGGTAAGGTTGAAATACTTGATTGGTACTTTTTTTATCAAATAGATTAGCTTTAATTTCAGCTTGTAAAAGAACTGATGCTGCTTCCGTAGTAATCATATTATTTTCTAATAGATCATTTACTATTTGTGTTACTGTCATAATGTTAATTTTTAATTTGTTGATTTACTTTCTCTTCTAATTCTTCAGTCATTAATGAATCCCAAAACCCTTTAGGGCAAGATGTTGATAATGACCGTACTTTAAATGCAAGACTGCATCCACAATCTGAACAACAAGGTTGTGTACCGGGAGCTAAACAATGATCTCCTGAAGCATCAAATAAAGAACACTTAATACATATCTGAAATCTATCTGTAGCAACAGCTTCAATATGCTCTTTTTTAAACATGTTATTTTTAATGCCTTCTATTATTTGATCAGCATTTTTAAATGCACTTAAATATTTTTTCCATTTTCCTTCCATATTGTAAAAGTTATTAAGTTTTAAATTCTTTTTTTCTTAATATATCAGCTTCCATTTGTGCCAATGCCTTAGACATTTGTTCAATGTTATTCTGTATAGTTTCACTCTGAGCATAACCATTGTATGTTCTTTTAGTTAAATTACCCAGTGTACTTTTATTCTTTTTAATTGAGTTTTCTAACTTAGTCTTTCTCAAATAAAATGTTCCCAATCCATCTACATTTATTCTTGGATATTCTAGTGCTGATAATTTCTTTCTTAACTTACCATAGTAAAATGTTATAAAATCATCCACCACTTGGGGATGCACACCAATTTCTTCAGCTATACCTGCTTTAAAATCTTTATGCTTCTTTGGGTTCACGGCCTAATATCTTATAGTCTAACAATACCAAACCATCTATTTGAACATTAATAGTTTTGTTAATTGAAATAGTCTTTTTATTTACACCATTCTTTACTATTAACTTTTTCTTTTCTGCTTTTGCTAAAGCATTTCTAGCTGATTGTGGACTTTTAAATATTTGTTGTTCAGTTAAAAATATACAAAACTTAGTTAATTCAACCTTTGGTTGTTTGGATAACTCCATTAAACATTTAAGATCTGAGTTACTAATTAAAATATTTTCAAAAAAACAATACGTAAGTATCTGATACTTAATGGTTTCATTAATATCTACTTGTAATTTTAAATCTACTTTGTTTACTATAGCCATTATTTTAAACTCATTATCATATCAACTAAGTCTGGATGTGGATAGCAATCAAACTTATCCTTTCTTACATTGGTATGGGTTAGTAATCCTTTAATTTTTCCAGTAGCTGCATCTTCATTGTATTCAAATGCTTTAGTTGCACCATACTTTTGTATTAATTGTTTCAATCCCAATCTTATATCAATACTATCTCTTTCAGCAACATACTTAATCCACTTTTCAGTTTCTTTAATTTGTTTATCTGAATATGTATGCCAGTATAAAAATCCTTTGAATGCTTCTTTCAATGTTGTTACTTCATCTGGGTGAGTCTTAGTTCCTACATAGGTTTTATAATCTTTAGTTAATTGTCCCATTGAACAAATTTCTAAACCTACAGAATGTCTATTCATCCAACCTGATTTAGTTAAACCTAAATGCCAGCCTTGATTTCCAGTTGGAAAAGCTTGAACCATTTGACCATCATATTTAGCATCACCAGTACTATGATTTTTACCACCTAAAACAAATTCAGTTCCAATTGCACCCCTATCATCTTTATTCCACATATCAACACAAGCATACGGATTGTTTCCTCCAGCTGTATGGTGTAAGAATATGTATTCATTTTTAATGGGCCCTTTAATGTATTCTTTAGGGGATAGATAATGTTTGTGAATTATCTGATCATAGTTAGTTTTAAAGTACTGACCAAATATATCTGAGTCTTCATCAATAGCTTCTTGTAATGTAGGTACTTTGTTAAATAACAATGTCCACATATCTGCGTCTACTATTCCTGTAACTGGTAGATCATTAGATAGTTGGAATCTAATTACAGCTTTTTCTGTTGCGGGTCCAAACTGTGCATCTTGTTTTAATAACAGTTTAGATTGGAGGGTCTGAACATCTGGTCCAGAATCCCCCCTCTTTAGCATCTTCATAGTTTAGTCTATTTGAGATGCAGCATTTTCCATTGCTTCTTTAAAAGCTCTTGCTTCTTCTGAATTAGCTGGTACTTGTCCACCTTCTTTTTGAGAAGCATAGGCCTGTGCCATATACATTTGAGCCTGTAATCTTTCAGCTCTTGATTTCTCAATAGTAGCTAAAAGCATCTCATACTCTGCTTGTACTTCTAAGTGTGGAATGTTGTCTTTGTAGAATGCACTAATTTCTTCTCTACGTGCATTTAATTCTTCTTTAGTTAAGATAGGTTCTTTCTCATCTAAAGGATTGGAGGTTTTTGCATTTGCCATTTTTTAATTTTTTTAAGTTAAACAATATACTACAAATATATAATAATAGTTTAAATAAAAAAAGTTTAATGGATTTATTTTTAAATTTTATTCTTTTCTAATAAAGTAATTACGGTTTTCAGTTCTGACGCTTTATTGAAAACAATATCTCCGTCTAAAACATCAACGGTCCATTTACCCTTCTTAGCTTCATCTGAATCACTGTCACAGGATAAGAAGCCAACCTTTCCCACATCCTTAGCATAATAGTACCAAGGTTGTGAGCTTCCGCTGGATTCAGGGCTTTCATCAAAACGTTGAAACCCTAGTTTAATTAAATCAATTTCTCTCATACACATTAATCATAATCCTTTAATAGGAAGATTGATATTACTTCTTTTTAGTCTTCTTATGGGCACTATCTTTCATAATCTTACCATCTGGCATCTTATGATATCCTTTAGGGATGACCACCTTTTTTTTGTCTGTCTTCTTCATGATTAGCATTTTTTGCCTTTCATAGCCCCACCCATTTTCATTTTAGGATCAGTAGAACCACCATTCTTTTTGTAACCCATTTTGTTTCTTACTTCTGTTGGAAGTTTAGCTAATCCTTTTTTACTAGCAGGTACATCTTTCATTGCACCACCTTTTTTCATTTTAGCTTTTACGGCACCACCTTTTTTCATCATTGTTGAGTCAGACATCATTGTTCCGCCCATGTTCATTTTTTTTACAGTTTTCATAATTTTAAGTTTTAATGTTATCTAAATTTTGCAGCTTTCTTAGCTACAGATTTTGGTTGTTTCACGAATTGTTTTCCTTTAGCATTACCTGCTGCCTTGGCTTTATTAGTAGCTGCTTTCTCAGAAGCACTCAATGCATCCCATGCTGCAGAAGGCAAATACCTTTTCTTACCTTTAGACGGTTTTCCGTCTGAGGTCTTCCATTTCTCATTACCCCACTTCTTAAGTGACTCTTGTGATTTTGCTAGTGCCATTACTTGTAGCCTCCTCCTGCTTTTTTATATTGAACAGCAAGTAGTTGTGCTTTACGTGCAGACCACTCTCCTGGATCTCCGCCTTTACTTCCTGCTTTAATCTTATTAAAAAGATTTTTACGCATTCCTGGTTTTGTGTAGTTACCTGCTGCGTTTACTGTAGATTTTGCTTTTGCCATTACCATTTAACTTTATCTGCCCAATAAGCAGCAGACATTTTACCTTTAGCAATATTTGATGCGTGTCTAGCCTTGAATGATTTTTGTCTAGCCTTTTCTTTTGGTGTGGTAGGATTTGCTCCTGCACCACTTACACCTTGTTGACCAAATCTAATTGTCTTTACTGTATCTCCTTCTTTGGCCACAACCACATGTGACTTAGTTGGATGTGACGGAGTACGTTTTGGTTTATTGTAACCAGCAACTCCGGCACTTGCTAATCTAGAGTCTTTTTTAATTGCCATCTTTTATTAAATTACTTCAATCAATATTGATAATTGTGCTTCTTCTGTACTTGTTCCAATTGTTCCTGTTTCAATACCTGCAATTCTAATAATATCTCCAGCATTTAAAACAACATTTAAACCTGATGAAAATATTCCTGGAGTAGTTCCTGAATTTGCAGAAGTTAATGTTATACCTAAAGTTCCAATAAGAGTAAAGTTACCATCAGCTGTAGTAGAACCCGTTAATGGATTTGTCATTTTATATACATTAACTGTCCAACTATCTGTAGGATTAATTGTACCAATTGGAGTTGAACTAATCCATTTTAATGAGGCAGCAGTAATTCTACAGTTTTGAAGTATAGGTAATACTGATGAATGACTTGCAGCAGGTGTAGTTGGACTCCATTCTAAAATATCTTTATTAAGTCCTCCGGGATCTCCACCAAACATATTGGAAAATACACCCGTCATCATATAAGTTGTTTTTGGTGCAACTGGTGCCCAAGCCGTTCCGTTATAATATTGAAAATTATTTGAATCAGAATTGTATGCTAATTGACCTGCTTTGTTTCCCGTAAACGCAGCAATAGTTGCAGTTGTTTGACCTGTATATTGAACTCTTGTAGAGAATAATTCAATTATTTGAATAGAATCATTAACTGATAAAGTTGTCCCATTAATAGCTCCATCATAATCTCCAAAAGAATATTGATTAGCTGCAAAATCTAAAAACAAACCTTTATCTGCATTTGCACTTTGAGTTTTCATAATTTGATATGAATCATCAATACTAAAAATAGTAGTATTACCATATCCATTAAAATCCCCAACTTCAACTTTATTATTAAAAATTTGTAATCCTAAAGAACCATTAGAAGTTAAATTATAAACACCATTTGAAAAATCTAAAAACAAACCATTGTCTGCACCACTGTAAATAGTTTTTGCAATAGTTGCATCACTATAAAATAAACTATCTCCAATTACACCATTGCTTGTCCATTTAGTAAGAAAGTTATTAGTACCTGTTCCTGTAACTGTACCAATTTGTACATATTTTTTTAAAGCTCCAATGTTAAGCAAACTTGCTTCCATTTTTGGTTGTGGCTTAAGTACTTCATATGTATCAGTGTATGCTGCTGATACAATATAATCTTTGTCTGATGGAGTTTTAATCTTACGTTTGGTGATTAAACCTATTATGTCTTGTAAAATATTCATAGTTTTTATTTAAGTTGCGGAAATGTAAGTTCCATTAATATATGCTTTACTTATTGTTGTTAATGGAACAGGAAGTCCTTGAGTCCATAACCCTTCTCTAATAGGCGAATTAGCTCCTCCTGATTGTTTCAAATAATGTAAGTCTAAGACAGTTGTAATACCAGCAGTGTCTGCATTAAGTATTGTGTGTCCAGTTCCAGTATCTGGGCTAATGTTTGGATCAGCCCATATCCAACCACTAAAATGGTTATATCCAAAAGCAGGAGCAAATGGCAATGCAACTTTATATTGACCAGTACCAAAATTAGTAACTGTTGTAAAATCAATTTCTATTACAAAGCTAACTAGCAAACCTGATTTAACATAATAAGAATTATAAGTAGGATAAGTTGCCCCAGTTCCGGTAAAAGTCATACCTGTTGCTTGAAACGTTGGAGAATATCTAGTAGAAGTTTCTAATCCCGAAGTACCACTTACACCTTGAATACCCTGAATCCCTTGAATACCCTGCAGTCCCTGTGGTCCCTCAATTCCTTGAGGTCCTTGAATATCACCAGCATCAAACCATACAGTTCCATTCCAAGACATTAAAGATCCATCAGATAACAAAATCCATGCATCTCCTAAATTAACTCCAGGTAAAGAACCTGCTCCAGCATTAAATGCTGCTAAGTCTGCATATGAACCAAGTATAGTTACAGAAGCACCAGCTGTTCCTTGTATTCCTTGAATACCTTGAATGCCTTGTTCTCCTCTATCAGCAACAGGTGTCCATGATTCATTTATGATTCCGGGTGTTGGAGGATAACCCGGATTATTTGGATTCCCTGTTCTATAATAATATCCGCCTTCATAAATTACTGCATCTCCATAATTATAATCTAAACCATTATTATATACTGTAGCGGGTAAGTTCCATGGTGTTGGTCCAGTTGCACCTGTTGCACCAGTTGGTCCTTGCATTCCAGTTCCAATATATTTTTTTAGTGCCCCAATATTAACTAAATTAGCTTGCATTTTTGGCTGAGGTTTCAGCACCTCTTGGACATCAGTGTATGCAGCAACTACTAGGTAATCTTTATCTGTAGGTGTCTTCACCTTACCTTTAGAGATTAAACCCATAATATCCTGTAATATATTCATTTTATATTTATTTAATTATCCTTCTATAAGATTAATATACAAATTTCTGGTGTAAAGATAAAATAATTTTCACAGAACTTAATCATAGTAATATAAAAAAAATTTTTTGTCCCCAAAAAAAATAGTGTGTATTGCAATGGTGGTACCTACTACCAAATTGCTCCCCAGCTAATTTTTGCGGTGAGGGTACCCCCGCGTCTGTGGTACCCAAAAACAAATAAAATATAATATTATGAGTGTTTTCTTCAGAAAATTGAGAATCAATGAATCAACTGGCACAGCAACAATCATTGCTACAGACAAGCCAATCACAAGCAAAAGTACTACTCTTGCTGGAATGAACGTGGGAACACGTACACAAGGTAGTGTAACCTTTGGAGTATTAAGTTTGATTGACCCTGAAACTAATCAGGTAATGAAGGCTAACCATCCAACTATTCTAGCCTTGCAAAAGAAATTAAATGCTGGTGATGAGATGCCAGGATTCCAATTGAGTAGCAACCCTGTGGTTGATATTCAAACTGGTGAGCTAACAACCCTAATGTGGATTGAGGCTGTGTAACATCAGAACAGAGGAGTGTGTAAAAGCACTCCTCTTCTTTTTAAAGGTTACTAATTCTCCTTTTTGTGCTGTGGTGCACTACGCATACTTTATTGAGTGTTACCAATTGTTCTGCCTATCAGCTACTACGCATACCTTTCTGCTCTCCAGCTGCTGCGCTCCGCGCAGCTCCTCTCTGCTCCCCAGCTAATTGTTGCACTATTGCAATAAAACAAATTAATAAATTAGTTATGTCAGTATTTTTTAGAAAATTGAGAGTGAATGATAGCACGGGAACTGCTACCATTATTGTTACATCTGCACCTATCCAATCAAAGATAGGAACGTTAGCCGGCATCAGTGTTGGAACAAGAACCCAAAGTAATATTACATTTGGTGTATTGAGCCTTATTGATCCAGAGACTAACACAGTAATGAAAGCCAATCATCCTACAATTGCACAACTTCAGAAAAAGTTGAACGCAGGAGATGAGATGCCAGGCTTTAAATTATCTGATAATAGAGTAGTTGACCTTGTAACAGGGGAAGAAACTACACTCTATTGGGTGGAAGCAATGTAATTGGAAAGGGATGGTTACTAATCATCCCTTTTTCTATTTATTTAAAAGAATTTTGTATTCATTTGTGTGTCACAATGTATATGGGTGATCTTATATTACCAAATACATACCTTAATCACACTCATAATTATACTTACACCTTCTATTATATATATAGCTAACAAAAGTATTAGTAGTAGTTACACATGGTAGTCTTCTTCCCTTATAGAATTGTTATCTCTCTCTATAGGATAAGAGCATTATCATCCGGAATCTTGTAAAAATCAATAATCATTAATTAAACAGAAAGTATGAAATCAATCAATTTATTTGGAATGCAAACCGTATTAGTAAACGGTACACCTGTCAACACTTTTAAGATCAGAGTAAGTTACTCAGACTTTAATGAAAGTGTATTAGCTCCTTTACATATGATAAGTAAAGATATTAGAGTACAACCCGTTCATAGTTACAGAAACAACAAAGTTCAATCCTTAATAGAAATCAGTTACACTGGTATGAATTGGGAAATAGATTTTGTAGTCTTTAGAACAGTGGGTAAATCTTTAAAAGATATCCAACTTAACAAACTGAATGAAAGATATGCCTGGACCAATGATCCAGAAGAAATAACTACTTGTTAAAATAATAAACTTACTCAGGTATGCTGTTGTCCTATGAAATAACTGGGTTAACTGTGAAACCGTAAAGATGAAACAGTACTGAGTAAGTTTTTTTAATTAACCTTTAAATACTAAAACCATGAACAAAAAAGCCATTGCAATCATAGCATTGCTATTATTTGTAGTTACATTAGAAAGCTGTGCTTCTAGATGTAAACAACAAAGAAGATACTGGAGTACTCACAGAGCTGTGTAATCCTAAGACCATAGCATAAGTGGTGATGAAACAATGCAGCTTAGATGTTCACTATGAAACATCCAAATACATTTAGCAGATGTAGAAACAGAAACAAGTGGAGGTTCATATGCTCCCAAACAGGTGCAAAGCCTGTAACAATCCAATTTTCTTGCAGGGGTTTAGGTAATAACTCCTGCTACTTTTTATTTAATATTCACTTAAAACAAATAGTATGAAACACATTAAATCACAAACAACTACAAAGTATGACATGTTTAGTTACCTTCCTATGAATCGTGAAGTAAATTCTAAGCATGTAGAAAGTATGGTAAAGTCACTTAACAAAATGGGATGTATCCGTGATGTTATAGTTGTTACCACAAATGCATTTGAAGGTCTAACTAAAACTTATGTTATAGATGGTCAACATTTGCTTAATGCATTAATACGCCAGAATGCACCAGTATCTTATAGATCACTGAAACTTAATACTGTTGAAGAAATAGTATCTTGTATGGCTATGTTAAACAACTCAAGTAAATCTTGGGGACTGTTAGATTATGTCAATGCTTACAAAGTAGTAAACAATGATTATATGAAACTATTGAAGTATATCAATATCTATAATCTTGAACCCACAATGATAGCAATGATTGCTACTAACAATTCAAAGTCAACGTGTATCAGCAAACTTATTAAAGAAGGATCATTCAGCATCAATAACTCTAAGACAGAGATTATGTGCAAAGAATTTTCTGATATCTTTCTTAAGATAGGTAAAGCAGACAGATGGGTTAAATTTAATTTCCTAGAAGTCTTCTTATCAGTTTATGGTTTATATGACCACAAAAAAGCTTTAGTTAATTTGGATAAACACTTACCAACAATTAAAGCTATGTCTGATCCACATTATGCAACAGAATATATTAGAACTAAAATCTTTAACTAAAACAGTATGAAAACAACAAAAATTATGCTTGCTGTAGTAGCAACATTCCTTATCACTTGGCTTACAATAACCACTATTGGTTATTACTTATCTGATGCCACAGATTTAAAATCTTGTGCTACCCATGGTGGTACATTAATGCTTATGTTAATCTTTGGATGGATACCTGCTGCTATAGTAGGTTGTGATCTAGCTGAAAAATATGAGTATGAAGACTAATTTAGGTATTATAG